AATCATCGCGACCTCAAAATTGGACACCGCGAACTCAACGCCCTCAGCCGCAGCAGCAGCATTAACAGCGTCATTCGCCAACCAGTATTCATAAGGATTATTCATTTTGCCTCCATGTCTCAAATTGGGGTGGGCCACGAGATTCGAACTCGCGTCTTCAAGGATCACAACCTTGGGCTTTGGCCTCTAAGCTAGACCCACCATCATTCTACATACGTATTATCTCATAGTGGGGCACGTTTGTCCAATTATTTACCCGTGTAAGTCCCTGATTTGGCTCAGGATTGGAGTATTTTTATGGTTGATCCAGTATCCAAGGGTATAAAGGTTCCACCAAAGGGCCATATCCGCCCTGAAACGCCGCCTAACGGCCTCTAGCATACGTTTGTCGTAGTAGGTAGGCCAAGGTGCATGTCGTCGCGCTGTGTACGGCTTAGTGGCAATGCTTCGCCCTAGATACTCAGTACAGACCGGGCCAAGGCACTGATCCAATTGCTCCAGCTGAAAAATGATAATCCGACTGTCTGCTCCAATTGCATTCATTGCCAGCCTGTCAACCAGATCGACAACCTGCGACCGAAAGTGATCGTTCATTCCTTCGTCCGGGGTCTCGCAAATCCAATCAACAAATTTAGGAAACGGCAATGCTGGCGCAAACGAATTGTGCTTCGGCATACCTTCGCGGTTGATCAGATGATTCCAGCCAGACACGAGACGTGCAGCCGGGTGACGATGCGCAGTTACATACCAGACGTGATCGACATGCCCACGTTCCCAAACTTTTTCTTCGAAGCATCTTCGCAGCTGTGACGACCCAGTCTTTTTTAATGCGATAACTTTGACCAGTCCGCGATCTTGAAAATCACTCATCGAACTCACGCATCTTTACGCCCTTCGCCAGCATGTCACGAACTGACTGCGGTATCTGTGACTTGCTTATACTGTGCCGTGTATAAATTTCTTGTCGCCTCACCAACCCGAACACGACCCCGGCAATCGCGTCAGCACAATCCTTCGATCCGTGGGGAGGGTGATCGATCTTACCTTTCTTTGGCTCCCGCTCAAGACTCACGATTTCCTTCCGCGCTTTTTTGTGCTCGGGCATTTCTAAGCAATCATCGTACAGGCCGGTCTTCAAAACTTCGTAGCCACGAATGTCGGTGTCCAGACTCACAGTACCGGTTTCGAATTTCTGGTTGTGTAACAGCTGTAACGAATCAACCGACTGATACGAGTCATAAGTGATCCACTTGATTGGCAGGCCAAGTTCACGCAGCTTATAAAACAGCTCGCGTATTTTCCAGAACTTTATCTCACCCCCCTTTGGCGGACGCACTTCCAGAATCCCGTCGATCACATAATTAGGAAGCATTTCAATTGTCTGCCCGATCATTCGCTTTGTGAATTTCTCCACGTAGCCAATCGCCACCCCGGCACTGTCACTGGTCAGGCCCAAATCAACATGCGCCCATCGAGGTTCGCTCAAATCAGTGAATCGATCCGGGTAAAACTGCAACTGGGTACCTTCGAAGTCGCACGAGTCAGTCGAGAATATCGACTTACGCTTTTTACTCATGGCTCGCTGTACAGCTTCGGTATCCATGATGAACGGGAACCGAGCCATCGTTGATACACCAGCAATTTCACGCAGTGCCTTAATGATGTCTTTCTCAAATTGACCCAGCTCTTCAAGCGGGATACTACGGACCAGTCGTTTACGGTCTTCCTTGTCCAGCCCTCTGAAATCTTCCTTGCTCAGTACCTTCGGCTTACGGAATTCGTCACCGACGAATACCTTGAATCGCTCCTTACCATAGGCACCCGGCTTCACGTGCCACGTGCATTTGTCATACACGTAAATTGTCGGATCGGTTCGCGCTTCCTCTTCCTTGATGTCAGTGAACTGCCCCGGATAACGCCGGGACGAAACCAAGCACAAAATTCCCGGCAACACTCCATGCTTCATAAATCGGGACCGACGTCTGGTTGCGATTGATCGGTATAGTGCGATTGCCTGATCGTAAACGCCACCATCAATTGACGCCCTAGACTTCTCGATCACGCCCATATAATTCAGCTCATCGATCACGCCACCCATAATGTTCTCACCAATGGTTGCGGTTTCGACACTGGACACCGGCTGAACCTCAATTCGATTCGGAAATGCCAGCTTAGATTTCAGTTCTTTGTCGAACTTGAACTCTTCCATGAAATACCGGCTACGTTCGATCATCGCCCGGAAACGGTTGTAGCCAGTTTCCTCTGCGGTCTTTTTACGGATCGACTGGAACACAAACATGATTTCAGAACTGGGGTCCAGATCGAATTGAGCGTGAGGTTCTTTCATGCAGCTCAACAGGTAAAGCTGGTACGCCGTTGTGTACAGTGCCGTTGTTGTTTTGCCAGACCCAATGCCCCCCGTACAAACAACTTCAACATATTTGCCGGAGTTGATTTCGATCAGCTCTTTCAGGACTTCTGGGTATATGACTTTCTTCGCATTCATGAAATACGAATCAGTCAGGAAGGTATGGATATCGACCGGCTTATGGTTGTACTTGACCCAGTCAGCTTCATGCAAACTGGTAAGTTCTTTTTTGCCGCTGGTCAGATCGGCATAAATTAGCCCACACAAGTCCAGCCGAGACGTTGGGTTTTTGATTAAATCAATTCGGTTCCAAACTGCTGTCGCTATCTCGGAGCTGTACGATTCCAGTAACAGATTACGAGTTGCTGACTCGACGCTGGCCAGCCCCCGATCCGTTATGGTTATCAATGACATGGTACTCAGCCTCTACAATGCGTAGCAAATCCATCGTTGCATCAGACACTTCCTGAAACGACGTTCGGTTGTTGACGTACTTCTCATACGATTCGGAATTTTCGTGTGGCACCAGATGCAGGCCCCCGGTCTTCGGAACACGTCGCCGTAGCCCGGTATCAAATTCCATTTCCAACAAGTCTTTAAGCAGACTGGACAACGCAAGGATATCTTTGCTCAGCCAGCTCAGAGGCATAATATATTTCTCTTCGCGAGTCACCGTCGCCATGATTCGGTTACGTTGCAAATTCACCAGCTCATTCATGCCAGACACAGCATCAACGCGCTCACCCAGCCCCTCAAGGATGGCCATTTTTTCTTCGGTGGAAATCGGGTCCAATTGATTGGACGGTGCAGTCAGAAGTTCGGTTGATTTGTACCGGGATAATTGCTTTGCAAGCGACGCCTCGGAGACGCCTTTGTATTTGCCCCAGTCTTTTTGAATGACCTTCGCAATGTCCAGTGAGTTTTCATTCTGCATCATCATGGAATTGATCGATGCAATTCGTTCGTCGCCCAGTGCAAACAGCCGCTTGAATGCGGTTTTCTTTTTTGATTTGAAGGTTACCGACATAAGTCCACTGCCCCGGTTGGTCAGTCAGCATATATGACCTGTCTGTCTTTGACAAACTTTCCGGGCAAAAGAAAAGACAGAGGGCGCTATGCCATACCCTGCCTCGCTTCGTTGTTACTTAGTCACGTGTTGTTTTGTCTGCGGTCGTGTCCACAGACGCTACGAACTTTTCCCACGGCATCTTCGGGACGTCTTCACCGAGCACCTTTAGTTTCGCGATGATCCGGTCCATGTCGTTTTCCAATCGCCCGATCCGTGGACTCATGTGCCGCGCCAGCGCCATGCCACAATCGTACCCATCCAGTATGGCATTCCAGTGCCGGTATTTTCGCCGCAGCTTTGCTTTGAGTCGATCAACTTTCGTCAGCATTTTGCCCCCTTTGCGTTAATTTCTCCCGACTCAATCATGCCCGCCGCCGTGCGGCCAAACCATCCTTGCAGGGTCCAGCAGACACCCGTGTCCACAAGAAACTGCCATGCCTCAAGGTACTCTTCCTCAGTCTCGACTTCGTACCCCTCAGCCCCTTCAGCTATCATTACCGCGTTGAACATATCCACTAGATTCCCTCCCACATATCGAGCCGTTCTTTAGCCCATTGTTTGAAATCAGAAATTGTCGGGAAAGTGTTGGCCCCGACTGTGTCCACTACATGATCTTTTGAATCCGTCAGTCGCCACGTATCGTTGCGATAGTTGAAATAAAGTTTGCCAGTCTCTCGCTGGCCCTTAATCGAAATAATGTACGGCGACTGCTCCATTACTTTTTCCTCCGGGCATCCATGCCTTCCATCCATGCTTTGAATTTTTTCCAAGTCATCGGCGGCATCCCGTTGGCTTTTCTTTCCCAGCGATCTTCGCGCCACATTTCTTTCCAGTTGGCTTCTCGTCTGTTCATGCTTCCACCACCTTTACTTCAACCATTTCCAATTCCTCTTTGAACGGATTACGTACGCTCAACCACCAATCGTCTGTTGCGATTATTGCGGCTTCGACTTCGTGCTTTTCGTTAGTAACCCAAATTGAATCGTATTCGCTATCACTCAGAACCACTGACATTTCTGCACAGTAATCCCCGTCAGCATTCGAAGACATGGTGTACCGTACAAACGGTTTGCCCGGTCTGTTCGTGAACCGTAGGGCATAATGGCTTTTCATTTAATGCTCCTAGTAATTCCGCAAATAATTGGGTCCGGTCCAGACGTAGTTTCTACCGTACGCCGCAGACGCGATGTTGCCTCGGGCATGTTTCGCTGGAGCCTTCCAGCTTGCTGCCTTGAGCAAGTCGCCGTTCTCCATGTTGACGAAACCCCAAACGCTGCCCCCGGAATTATTGGTATCCCGAGCTATGATCTTCGCGTACTTCCTGCCAAATTTGACAGTGAATACCTTCGATGGATCATACGCATCAGCGTCACCATTCGAAAACTTGGGATAGGACCGGTTCAAATCAATATTGGACTCGGTCTCGACCCGTTTCACAAACTCTCGGATTTTTTCTTTCATCCGCTCAACAGCCCGTGGCTCATAATAGCCGGGGAATGTTTCTCCTACTGTTTTCATCACGCTGCCTCCTTGACTGGGTCGTAAATTACTTCCTCTTCGCCGCGACCGTTTGTGTAATACAGTGCGTCGCTTCGATTGATTTCTCTCTTCAGCACCACGCCATCGTCCCTGAATCTATTGGCGAAAAACTCTGCGGTCTCTTCGCTCAGGGTCCAGCTGATGCCGTTGTTGTCATCGTCCACCCCGGTGCCTCGATAAATTGTAAACGTCTCGGGCAAGTCAGCCAGTGCTGCACAGGGCATATACTCAAATAAGGGTAACCAGAATTCTCGGTTCACGCCGGGATTTTCCGCGTCAATGTAAACGCCCTCGACCAGCTCAATTTCTTCCGTGGTCAGATTCTCTGCGTCCCAGTACCCATCACTCAACGCTTCAAGCAAGGCACCGAATCGAAACGGTCTCTCATGTAACCAGACAAACTCGGACCAGTTTTCCTTTTCCCGAGCCTCTTCGACCGCCGCCTTTTTCAATTTGAAACGAGCGTTAATCACGGCATTCATTGCGTCGTGATACAGCTCATTGATCAGGGGGTGCTTGATGAACACGAACCCAAACTTTTCGTCAGGCTCTTCGACGTAATCAACCAAGTCAGGATGCAAATCCTCTTTGGTGTTCATCAGCTTGTTAAGGTCAAACGTCATGCAGCCTCCATGTCTATTTCTACATACTCAGTATGCCTGAATGCCGCACGTTTGTCAAATAGGCTCAATCTTGATGCGGTACCGGAACAGGCCCTTGACCACATACTTCCGCTGGATATTCAGACCTCCGAATTTCTTCTTTCGCAAGTCACGCAGCCGTGCCGATATGCTGCTCTCTGGATCGCCGGTCACCGCCGCTATTTCCCCGAGGCTTCGCCACTGACCATCCTTCATCAAATCGTAAACCCGCAGCATCTGTGCTCCGAGTCTAAACTGATCGCGGGTCTCTTCGTAAGTTTCACCGTCAAATTCCATGTCCCCAATATGGGGAATGCCAGACACGATGCCCTGCTTAATGATTTTGACAGTCATTACCAATCCGGTGGATAGCGCCCGTATTCGTCTTTTCGACCAATCAGGTACCGCTTGTGCCCGGTCTCCCTGTTGAGCTGAACCAGCACCAACAGGCCGGGGTCTTTATCGAAAGCATCCTTGACAATCTCTCTAATCCAGACCGTCGCTTTCGCGTGATCGTGTTCTGCCATGATCACGTATTGCTGGGCCAGAGTACCCCGGAGAGACACAGCCAGTTCCGACCGCTGCATCCCTCCGTTCGCTTTCATTACTCAGACTCGACCATCAGGTCAACATCAGGCCAGACTATTTCGAACACTCCAAGTACCTCTTCCCACGTGAAGTTTTCCATGTAGTCTTTGAGACCTTCCTTGGTTGCCTTCTCGGGTTTGGCATCCGCAGCCTTGTCGGCTTTGGCTTCCGCAGCTGGCTTGGTTGGGCCAGCGAGGTAGTCCATCGCAATCGCTTCCAGCGCCACTGCCGGGAACTCGGTCCCTGCTTCGGTCTTCGCCTTATCGAGTGCGTTGTTGATCAATTCTTTCTGATCATCGTGAACCTTGAAAGTCATTGACGAAATTTTCTTCGCGTCTGACTCCGAACCCTTAGTACCGTCTCCGGCATTCTGATCCTTGATGTACGCAATCAGCTGCATGACGGTCATGTCTTTTGCCCGTTTCACCCAGCCCTTCACGTTCTTTTTGGTCATCACATTGACCAGTTCTTTCAGCTTCGACCAGCCGACGTCTTTCACTTCCTCCCACTGGACCCCGGACTCAAGTAGTCCGTTGTAAATTCCAATCAGGTGGAAAGCCTTCGACCGCTTGATGCCAAATCGCGACTCCACAAACTCAGGGAACTTTTCGAACCCTTCCTCTGTGTACCACTGCTCTGTGTGGATTCGAGCGAGAATTCCGCCCAGCCTGAAATACGAAAATTCGATATCGTCTTCCAGCGTCGCTGCCGCTTCAAAAGCGGCATCCTTGGTCATGTTCTCAACTTCGTGAGCGACTGTGACAATTACATCTGTCGTTTTCTGCTTCGCCTTTGAAGTCTTTTTCTTGCTCGCTTTCTTTGTTACCTTCGCTACAGCCATTGCTGTCTCCTATTCTCAGTTTCTAACTCTGACTGTCCAAATATATAGCATGACGCCACATTTGTCAAATGAACAATCTCAGATTTTCAGCCTTCCATGCGTGTAATAGCTTTCGTTGATCGGCTTTCAGGTGGGGATCAAGATCAGGGCAACCGGCGTATAGACCAAGCGCAGCAAGACCAAACGCATCGCACTCATTATCGGTCCCTTCAAATCTCCATTGCTTATAAACCTCCAGCATTATACCGTCTTTTTTCGTGTTCCCCTTACCGGAAACAAACTTTTTTAATTGCGTCGGTGCGGCACTGGCCCACGGAATTCCCGACTCATGCAACGCCAGCCGGATAGCAGTTCCAATCTCGACCAACGTCACCAACGTATGTTTGTTCGCAAAGCCGTAACCCTCGATCACAACCAGATTCGGTTGAAACCCAATCAGGTCGTCTTTAACTCTCTGTCCAATTGATTGGACACGGGTCATGCCCTTCTGTCCGGGGAACGTAATCTCACCGCTCTGCACCACGTGAAGCGACTCACCGTCTTTGTCTTCCATCCAAACGAATCCAGTTTTCGTGGATGGGTCCAGTCCCATAACCTTCATCGTCCCCTCCTAGAGCGTCGCGCCCGATTTGAATTTGCCTGAGAAACATTCTTGTACGACCTTGCAGGCTTTTGCTCTCTTGCAGGTCGCGGAGGCGCAGACTTTTTTGGGTACCTTGCCGGTTTCACGGTAGGCTTGAAACTCAGCCGCCCTAGCAACGATTTGATCAGTTTGCGTATCATCACGTTCAACCTCATATTCTTTGAATGGTGTAAGTACACCCTCATCAGGATTCCAGTTGCCGTATGACTTAGCAATATACAACACATGCCCGACAGAGGTTTCGACCCGGTGTTCAAGTGGACTATCAGCAATCATTCGTAAGTACAGGTTTGTACGCAACCTATGCTCTGCAAGTGGCGCTTTTAATTCAACAAATTTCTCTTTGATCATCGTCTTCAGCTCGATCAATCGGGCCTTCGGCTTACCAACATCGAGAAATAAATCAAACCCGCTTGTGATCGGCGGGATTTTCAACCGGACTTCGGAATATCGCCAGTTACAATTTATGTCTTCCCGGTCGCATCCTGTCTTTGGTTTTTTCTGGAATGATCGTACTGTGCCACAACTCGCACACTTCCAATCGCCCAGCGCGAACTCAACCAGATAGTCATTGCAAACCCGGTCCCCGATATCAACGCCCATGTCAAACGTGTGTCGCATCGGTGCAGCAATCGCGAATCCTTTTTTCGCTTTGCCAATAGTGTGGTGAATCGCATATTCCTTCGGGCAAAATTCATCGTCTTTGGTCATGTCCGATGCGTGTACTTCATCAACGCCACGGTGCGGATCATACGCCGACATGCTGCCGTGAAGCAGAGACACAATCGATGTTGGCTTAACGACTTTTTTCAGGAAACTCATTCGCGATGCTCTTATAAACCTGCTCGGGTACCAGCACCCAACTTCCTTGGTGCCTGATCCGCCCATCTTTTGATACGAACTGAATTGTCAGGCTCGGTTGTTCTCCTTGCTCCAGAGCCTCCTGCGAAATCTTCAGCAGGTCATCCAACTTAACACGAATCGAATCATGAATCGTGCTCTTCGATTCATTGCGAAAATTACCCAGCACCATGTCTCCCTTCGCATGATCTAGTGCCCCTGACGCTGGGGTTAGGAGCGCACCCAAACGTTTGGCACATCGCTTCTCAGCCCTTTGTCCGTGGTCTTTGGCCTGCCCCGGTCGGTATGCCTTAATCATCAACTACCGCCAGTGCCTTCTCGATAATTCGATTCTCAACTTCCTGCAAAATTAACGGGTCTTCGTACAACGCATTTCGTAATGCCTTCAAAGTTTTATATTCCTCGCCATCGAATGCCCACGGCTTGCCGGGTTTCTCTTGCGTCAACCAGCCGTAATTTTTCAGGTATGTTGAGACTGTGTTCCAACTGTCCACGTGGCCCAGCTGCAATTTCCCCGGCACCGTCACCGAGTGCATGTTGAACTTAAACGTTCGCGACGTCACTGGTACTTTGAATTTCTTGATTTGCCCGTTGACTTCCTTCCACGCTGGCATAGATGCGTGGAATTTCTTGTCTTCGACATCTTTGCCATACAGTCTAATCGTCATCTTCGACGCAAACTTAAACGCGAATCCTCCCGGCATGGTCTCCGGGTTTCCGTACAGCACTCCGATCTTGTGTCGAATCTGATTGATCGCAATCACCAGCGGGTACCGGCCTTCACGTTTCGCCTGATTGATTGCCGTTGTCAGCTTTCGATAGAATTTACTAATGATTAAACCGGCACCACCGACACTAGCTTTCTCAGCCGAACTCACGACTTCGTTTTCAGGTGCCATCGCAGCCAGAGAATCTATCACAACGATGCCGATATCCTCGGCCTCCAGCAAAGCAATCACAATATCGACAACCTGCTCAGCGTAGTCAGGAAGCGCGTACACCAGCTTACTGTTATCTACCCCTAGGGTCTTGCCCCAACTCGGCTCATACGCGCCCTCAAGGTCTAGGAACGCACATTTCAGGTGCGGCTTTAGGATTTGGCACTGGGCTATGGCTCGCAATGCCAGCGTGGATTTCAAAGATGACTCGGGGCCGTACACGATTGATACGCCGCCCATTGGGAAGCCGCCGCCAGTCGCCAGATCAAATGGAAACCAGCCTGTTGGTATTCGATCAGCTTCGGCCCAGTTAATTCCTTCGCCAGCAACCGACGTACCATATTCGTCATTGATCCCCTTGACAATATCCTTGACCTTCGGCACCTACTTGGATTCCTGCTGTGCTTCCTCAACTACGTCTGCCAGTTTTTTGTCAGCCCATTCCTGACAGATTTTGAAATCCTCTTCGATCCTATCTTGCTGTGACGGTAGCACCAACCACACTTCAAATTTCGCCGACTCGTAGTTGCCAAGGTTCATCGTATGCCCGACCTTAAATCCAACCACTGTGCCATCGGTTTCGACTGCACCCGTGGTTGATTTTTTCACGGTCTCAATGTTCTCGCCTTTCTTTTTAACAGTCGTCGTGCCTTCACCCTTCGACTTAATTTTTACAGTCATGTCTTCCTCCGTGCCGATCAAGCACCGTACGTTATGAGTAACAGATTGTCAAATCACCAGTTAGCGTGAACCGTGTCCACAACTTTCTGCAATCTATCTTCGTAATTTTTTGCATACCGGTATTTTTCAATGCAGTCCACCAGCCGCTGCATCAGCTTAATCTGTGGCTTCGTATAGAACCTGTGCACCTGTTCAGTGTTCTCCGGCACCCAACCTTTACGCACCCACGAACGCAGCGCATCGGGCGACTTACCCAGCAACTCAGCTGCCGCCGATACTCGGTAAACCTCGACACCATCACGTATAACGCTGGTCTCTTGAACACCGCCACGGGCCTTACGCCGCTCACGAGTTTCCCTCGCTTGCGCCTTTATCCGATCACGATATTCAGGATCGTTTGCGTAACGCTCTTTGCGTTTATCATTGTAACCAGCGCCCTTCGACTCGTACCATTTACGGTATGTCTTTCGTTGCCGTGCCTCTGGAGTAATTTCTTGTTCAGCCATAACTGACTTCCTTAATTTCTGCACCAATTTCGTGATACCACTTCAACCGTGTTGTCCCAAAGTTCTGATAAATTTTTAACGGGTCAACCAGATCAAGCACCAATGGTGTCGGCTTATTCGGGTGCTCTCTCAGTACCCGGCCAACAATCTGCACAACGTTTGCTTTCGGTGTCGCCATGACCATCGTATCCAGCCACGGAATATCAGTAGCTTCAGACGTGTAAGCATACGTTGCCAATATAACCGGCTTACCTTTCGCCACTTCCCGCTCAGCCTTTGTCAAACCACCAACATAGTACGACATCGCTTTCGCTGGCACCCCCACCTTTTTTATCGCCGAATTCAAGTAGTCCAAATGATCCAGCGAATCAGAAAACACAATACAAATTCTGCCCATGTCATACGCTTTCTTAACGAACTTCGCGATGAAATGGTTTCGCTTCAGATCGTGCCCCAGCATTCGGGTCACATGACCCATCGCCTTACCGTTGTACTTCAGGCCCTTCGGAAATTTCGCATTCGTCTTGACCCGCATAATATTCGGTATCAATTGAAGCACTTTCGTTCTCACCTTCACCGTGCCGATGTGGGCATGGATCAATGCTTCCTTTCCGTCCCGCCGCCACGGTGTTGCACTCAACCCCCAGCGTCGTTTCGAAGGCAACAACCAGCACGTATTCGAAAACACATCAGCGCCGACTCGGTGCACTTCATCCCAAATCGTCAGGCCAATATCGTTAAACGTGTTCTGCGAATATCGACCCCCTATCGACAAACTCTGAATCATGCCTATGACAAACTTTTTACCCAGCACTTCACATTGATCGCCCTGAATAAATCCAATCTCATTATGTGCCAACCCCAGCTCTCGCCGCGCCTCATCGTACCAATGGTCTCGCGCATCTTCTTTGGTAACCACGACCAGCGTTTTCAATTTAACCCTCGCGACAACTGCCAGTGCGCAAGGTGTCTTACCAAATCCAGTCGGAGCCTCGGTAATAAAACTCTGCCCCTTGATCAATCGTCGCGCAGATTCATCAACGATCCGTGACTGCTCTTCATTGCGTGCTTCAAATAAGCAATCGAAATTTGTGTGACTTCCAACCACCCGCAAATCATTCGGACCTATCGGGCAAAGCCTTCTCGGCAGTGCGATCTTTTTCGCCTTGTCTTTGCCGAATACGCGATACATAAAATACGTATCGTCAAATCGGGACACGGCGGTAAACTGTTCAGCTAGAAATTCACTGTACGGGTAAACCGCCGATGCCCCTGTGGACAATGGATCATTGCCCAAGTGTTGCACTAGATATCTTCCTCATCAGCGTCATCGCCGAAGCTGAATCCACCCTCTTCCTCTTCACTTTTGCTGTCTTCATCGAAATCGAAATCGGCATCTTCAAGACCGGGTTCATCACCGACTTTTTCGGCTTTACCAAAACCCATTTCTCTGAGTTCCTTTGGCGTTTTGAATCCCAAAATCTCTTCGTAATCGAAAGCCTCCGCGCCATCGAATTTATTCCCGATAGCTTTCAATGGATTTTTCGTTACGTAATCGAACACTGATCCGACAGCTGCTGACTGATCTTCGTCAACCCGGCCAACATCGAATGTTACCCCGGCCAATCCCTTACGTTTTACTGCCTGCATTTCCAGCAACTTTTGCGTTGCTCTTTTTGCAATCAGCAGGGACACGACGTCTTTATGCACGACGCCTTCGCGATCCTTAAACTTCGTATGATCGATCACGGTAAACGCTGCAACCAGTGCAGGCGTCTTGCCCTCTTCGCAGATTGGACACGGCTCATCTTCGTTACCGGTGCAAACGAAAAAGTTGCGCCAATGACCATTCAGGTACAGGTTGTGCTCATAGTACATGGTCATGTTCAACTCGCCATCAACCAACTCGCCATCGAGAAACGTGACTCTACGTTCAGCACCACGCTTCAACCAGAACCGACGTATTTCGTTATCTTTTTCCTCCTTGCGTCGTTCTCTCTCTGCATCGACCCGCACAGTTTCCTTGCGAGCAGTCTTACCTTTTTTCAAAAAACTAACAGCCATTTCGGCCTCCTACTTGTTTACATTGATCCCATAATTGGGACCGCGAAATTTACCAGACTGATTACAGATTGTCAAATTTTATGTGCGCCTTCAATGCTTGCTTTATCGAAACCGGATTCATGTTGCCGGGATCACCAAACGCTTTATTCGGAATCACGTGCACGTACGGTGACTGCATTACTTTATCGATCCGGTCCCGCGCATGATTGCCGCCAGTACCATGATCAAAAAATGTCACGTACTGAACACCGTCATCAATCCGTTTGACCTTGTTATCGTTGAACCCGGAACTCAACGGGCACATCACGTTCTGATACACCCGGTACACCGCCGCCAGATCGAACACCGACTCGACCAGCACAATCGTCTGATCCAAATCGACCCAGCTCTCACCGAGCCACGGCATTTTATTTCGTCGGTTCTCATACCCATACTGGTAATACGGCATCGGGTGATCGGTGATTGTTCGACCATGTAGTCCAATCAATTGGTCGCCCCAATCGCGGATCGGAAAACAGACCCGCTGGCGACTCGTGTCAAAACGCAAATCGAGAAACTTAGCTGTCGGCTCATCGATCTGTCGGGTACTCAAATACGCAATTGCTTTCTCAAATGCGAACACCGACTTGAATGATTGTAAATAAAATTCCGGCCAGTACACGACCTCTTCAGGATCGTAAATCGGCTCATCATAATCCGGCACATCAATGTCCAGCTCATCCTCTTCATCAGCAACCAACACTTCCAGTGCCTTGCTAATCTGGTACTTGACGTTTTTCTTTTGTTTGTAATGGTCGCGAACTTCGAACACCAGATCATCGACCGCCCCAGCCTCACCACAGCTGAAGCAATTATAAATTTGAGTTTTCCCCGGCTTGTAATGCTGCACTCCGAAACTGGGTTTGTTATCAACTCCAGCATCGTGCGTCCACGGCGCAAAAGGGCAGGTCGCAATGACCCACCCTTCCCGGTGCGCTTCGTAATTGACTTGGCTATTCAGGCAGGCCAGCAACTGAGCGATGCGCTCAGTCTTCATCGAGATATGTAATCGTCACACTCCGTGCTTTGGTGCGGTTCTCTTCGGTGATCGATTCAAACTGATCCGGGGTCAGGTACTTGCGCAGCTCAGTGATACTGAACCCCATCAACTTCCACGCCAGACCTTTCTCAACGCTCTCCAGCAACTTGAATGCCTTCGATGGATCAGTGACTTTGGTCACGACACCGTGCGGGGTAAACGCGGCGACATTTTTTTCAGTCGTCACCGATACTTCTTTGCCCCGGTCAGTGGTCTCATCAACCAGTGTCTGAACCTCAGAAAATAAAGGCTTCCAGTCTTTCTGGTGAACCTTCACTGCATCCTGCAACGGGTGCATTACCCGGTGCACCGCGCCCAGCTTATCGACCAACTTGTTGATCACACTGGGCTTCGCTTTCGTTACTTTCTTTTTCGCCTGCGGTTTACTTTTCTTTGCAAATTTTACTGCCATGATCCTTTCCTCCATGCTTTCTACCAGTTTACGCTCGTGGTGCTGCATTGTCAAATAAAAAGAGGGCACCCAAGTCAATCAAGGTGCCCCCCCGTTAGCCCGGACTCCACTGCGGAACCGGGTGGTGGTGTTTCTTACGCGGCTTTCTTCGGAGTCATGACGCCATCCTTGTAGTCAGCCACGATGGTTGCCTTTTTCATTTCGGCATCCCAGTCGGCTTCCATGTCCTCTCGGTGAGTGAACGTGACGCCTCCGTCTATACCGCTGACGCTGTAGTCCGACCAGAGACCGGGATCAAATCGGTGAATGATCACCGTGATTACATCACCCGATGGGGCCGTTGATTCCTCTTTACCGAAATCCTTCCAACTCGCTAGTGCCTCCGACACATCAAAACTGTACTCCAGCTCTTCAGCGAAAAACTCGGCAGGCGATTTCGGCTCTGGAAGGTTCGCGTTTCTAATCGCTTCATACAGGGAATTAGCAGCACCCCAGTAGTGATTGCTCGCGGTCACAATCCAGACAACGTCGCTACGATCAATGTCGCTTGACATAGTTCTTTCCTCCATGTTGTTAAAGAACAATGTCAGCGGGGCACCCGGCTGGCTTTCATTATCTTGGCTACCAGTGGCCATCAACTCGCGAGCAAAACCCCCGCTCACGCTTCATTATAACATAGTGGATAACGTTTGTCAAATCAGCTTCGGCCCAGTTTTGCCTTCACCCATGCGACAACCTTGTCATAATTGTCCTTCACAATCTTGGGCTGTGGCAATACATTCCAGCCAACCAGTAACCCTGCTCCGCCGTAAACAACGAATGCGCCTAACTGTTCAAGTAGCCATCCCAACATTTTATTCTCCTAGAGTTTCGCGATTACGTCGCGTACAAACTGCGTGAACTTATCATCAACCTCGTCAATTTCTTCCTCGTTATCGTCAATCTCGCCATCATGACGTTCAATAGCCGAAGCGTGCTGTGTCAACAGCGTCGAGGCTTCCGAATTACCGGTCACAATACTTGCAACCTCTTCCTGTACGATACCACGCACCCACGCGCCAGCTGCAAAATACAAAATCACCCCAGCCAACCCAGCAATAGTTGCAAGAGGTGCCGCGACTACCCGCAACGAATTAAAATAGCTCATTGCTTGGTAGGTTCGGTTAGATACGTCGCTGTCAGTTCCGTTTTCCATTCTTCACGCTCCTGTTCTTCGCGGCGCACTCGCTCCGCATTAGCGTCCAACCTAGCCTCAAGACTATCAACTCGATCATCCACCTTCGCCACAGCATTCTCGACATTGAGCATTATTTCTTCATCTACAATCTCAAGCTGTTGCTCGGTTACGTAAACCTCAGTGACAGTAGGTTCTGGGGGTGGCGGTATTTCTTCTCGCCTTTCGGCAACAACAACCACCGGCAATTCCATATGACGCTTGCCGCCAAACTCAAACCCGACCGAGGCTTTAACTGCTGTCTCGTCGCCAGCGAAGCCAACCGCAACTGTCAGAGCTGTGTTCCGTTCGTTGTCCAGCATGTAGGCATAACCGACGCCATACCCAGACCTGTTATTGATCCGTGACCCGCTAAAAGTAATTCGAGAAGTTTGGTCTTGTGGCAAGTGAACTTGCATGGCGGCTTCGGCTGCGGCGGCATCACGATACGACTGTATCCACTTGTTGTGAATATTGAACGTATTATTCGTATTCGTAATCCACTCGATAGGCACTTCGCCCGGTGGGCCTTGTGGCCCCGGCGGACCCTGCTCACCGTCTTTACCATCCTGACCATCAGCACCGTCCTCACCCGGTGGACCCTGCGGTCCCGGTGGTCCCGGCTCATTGCAGTGATGTGGATTACCTTTGCAGTCCTTATCCTTGTCAGCAAAAGCCACACCGCTGGTTACAAAAAGATAAATGACCACCGCTGTCAGAGTAAAGAACAACAATTTTACACCGCCACTTAGTCTCATGCCCATCCCCTCATTTCGTGAAGAAGGATTCTGCCACTACCGAGCAGGGCCTTCCACCCCATTCGCCGGGTTTGTGGTTTTATACTCCCACGAGTTAGCCGTTGCCGACTAGGTAGCCACCGGACTATTGCCTACGTGTCTTAACCAATACAGGGATTCGGGCACGTAGGCTCAGGGCCTGTCCAATCAATTGGACGATCACCCGCTGCGCTCGTCACGAATAAATTTGCTGACTGCACTAACAACTTCACCGACTGCCTCGCCATGCACAAACTGTCTGCTTCCCTCTGGCGGCGGACCTGCCAGCCCTTTCAGTACTTCACCCACATTGACACCGTGTGCCAACCATCGATCATAGTGCCCCTGCATGTTTTGCGAGAAATCCAAGTACGGGTGAACCTCACCATTCGGATGCAGCCAATACTGCCACGGAATTTCATGGCGCATCAGGCAAAAGCAATCGATCACTTCGACCAACGCCGAATAGCCGGGGTTCGTCATTCGTTCTAACCTTTCACGCATACCACTGCCTTCAACGTATGATGAATTTCGACCAAATCTTTTTGTGCTTCCATCACCGCATCAATATCTTTGTACGCTGCCGGAGATTCATCGAGCATATCTTTATCCTTGCGACACTCTACGCCTTCCGTTGCCTTTGCATGATCCTCCAGCGTGATCGTTTTCTTGGCCTCCGTACGTGACATACGACGACCGGCACCGTGGCTGCACGAGTCCAGAGAATTAGGCGTCTGATCTGTGCCCTTCACAATGTAACTCTTCGCACCCATTGAACCGGGAATAATCCCGTACGTATCCGGGGCGCATCGCACCGCACCTTTGCGCGTGACCCACAACGGAGTGCCGAAATGATTTTCCTGATTCACGTAATTGTGGTGACAGTCAATCGCTGCCCCGGAAATCAGCATGTCAGAAAAGTTCTCCAGCATCGCATCCAGCACCAGTGACACCATCACCGCCCGGTTGCTAAACGCATAGCTCTGCGCCCACTGCACCGCATACACGTAATCATTGAACAGCTTCGTATTAGCAGTCAGGTACGCAAGGTCTTTGTCAGGTAGATTTATATCCAACCGCAACATATCTTCTTTGGCCTTCTGAATAAAATACCGGCCAATGATGTTGCCGATGCCCCGGCTCCCTGAGTGCAGCATCACCCAAACCATATCCTCTTCGTCCAAACACACTTCGATAAAATGGTTCCCGCCGCCCAGCGTCCCAGTTTGAAATCGACACTTGTCCCACGGGTTGCCCTTGATCATAGTCTTAACCTTGGGATGCGCCGACATAATGTGACTCAAGCCTTTCAGGTACGCATCATCCTTCACGTATCTCGGACGCTCGCTATGCTGATTAAACCCCACCGGCACCCGCTCTTCGATTGCTGAGCGCACTGCGCTAAGACTATCCGGCAACCAGCTGGCTTGAATGTTTGTACGTACCGCCAACATGCCGCAACCAATATCGACGCCAACAGCAGCCGGGATCACCACGTCTTTGGTCGCGACCACCGAGCCAACTGTCGCACCGATTCCCCAATGCACGTCTGGCATCACGCAAATCGCCTTAACGAAATCTAGGCTGGCCATATTCATTACCTGATCCCGAGCCTGATCTTCAAACTCAACCCCGTTCGCCCACGACCGTACCTTGCCCTCAAAAAATTCTTTGTACATTAGTTTTCCGCTCTCGTAAATTTATGCCCGAGCCTGTTCAGCTCATCGTAAAAAGATTCTTGGCTATGGTGGAGAATTATCCCCTCGCGAGTGAATGCGACCATAGCGTGATTCAAATACTGCAACTTCTCGTATCCAACGGTATGCAATATGCAAACCTCTCCGGGCGGTAAATGCGGCACTATCAACTGAATAAAATCTATCTCATTATCGTTACCATCGAAGCTAGGCCAGTCACCCGCCTCCGGGTAAATCATTACCGTGTCACCAGACATCCGATGCTCAAGATTTAATTCCAATATCGTCGCCGCAAACGTCAACGGGTTTTTCACTCGAAAATAATTGCTTCTGGACATCGCTATAAAATCAGGCACTACTGTAGTCCATTAGCTTGACTCCCCATCGTCACCACGAATTCCATACTGCTCACTGGAGTCCTGACCAATAGCCGGGAACACCAATTTGAACCACACAGTTTTCTCTTCCTCTGGCTCCCAATAGGACGCAGCAGCTTCGGCCTCTGGGCACTCCACCAGCCACGTAGCCGCGTGATCCGGGTGTAGCGCCACTTCTACGATAGACCCTACCCTTGGCCCGAAATTCGTATCGTCAACCAGTGGTGACCCCTTAGCGGCCCTCTGATTACGCCACATCACGTACACGATAATCGCCCAGCCCAAATTCGCCGCGATAAAACCTTGCCACTCAAACATTACTCTTTCTCCTATCGAATATCCGGCAGCGGAACTCGCCGCGTTTTCATGCTCGTCAGCCACTCGGCAAATCGGTCTTCGTAATTTCCGTGGCCGAACGGTTTATCATTGTTATGGCACCACTGCAAGAATGCGAAAATTTCCTCCCACTCATCCACATACAACTCTTCCTCAAAGCTGGGGAAAATTTCATTCGGGTCCAGCGTCCCACACTCTTTCGCGCCTCGCGAAATCAACGTGTAATTTCTGTCACCCAGTTTTGTCATCATTACTTTTTTTCCTCCATGCCCATGATCCGCTTCATTACGCGGTTCACCCAGTACCATTGATTGCCTGTTAGAAAATCATTGTCTCGGTACTGCTTACAAAGAGACGTCACAAAAACGACGTCTTCTTCAGCGACCATTTTTCGCTGCAAAAATAATTCCAGCGCAACGATTTCATTTGCTCGTCGCGCCAGAGTTTTATCGTGCGCCTTGGACAATTAGAATGCCATTGCGCGAACGTTGGCCATAGCCTTTGTGTTCGCAGCGGAAAGCAGCACGGTCTCACCGTTGGCCGAGATAATCTCGTCAACATAAATGCTGCCGATGTCAGGAAAATATCCGTTGGCCTCATCGATCTTGACCATGCGAGTAATGCCCTTTTTGTTGTCGAACATTTCGCCAGTGCGGCCACCCGACATCACAAGTCGTGCACCTTTTTTCACGTCATTGATTAGCATTTTTTCCTCCATGTCTCAGCTATCATCACTATCGTCATTGTCTCCCGGCGTCCAACAGTCTGCACAGATACCGGTCTCAACAAATTCATCGCCGCAGATATCGGGCGTCAACGCCCTTCCACAACGCATACAATTCGGAACATTTTCACTTGCCATGCTTGCCTCCTTGTCACACACAAAAAAAGAGAGAGAAGCATCGTCGCCTCAAATTGAAAAGTCTCTCGGCTTGTTACGGCTACCCCGCAATCCCGCGCCCATTGCTACTTGGCTGTTGGGTTCAGCACGATTTATCTACGGTGCCGAGAAACAATAATAGTATGCCACTCTGGCACACGTCTGTCAAATATGGTGGAGCAGGGAGGATTCGAACCTCCGACCTCTAGGGTGCCACGGGATTACAGCCCGACCGATTACCACTCTCGCACCGCTCCAATCGAATTCAAGAGCGGGGTTCCGGCAACACCGGCACCCCCCGCAATCTGCACCGGCATCAGCCTTACGGTTTCAAACCGCTTCGACCATCCGTCGTCTGTACTTCGTTTCGTGTTGCCACGATTCCTTGGCCTAATCATTCCCTGAATGGCATAGTCTCTCAGCATTATGCTGAGGCGTTTTTCATGTCGTTCTCCTATCTGAAATTTTGAATTGCGCTCGCAACACTTATCGCGAAAGTTTCGAGGTACTTGGTACCTTGGCAAACGCAAATCAAAAAGGACCGCAGCGCTTCTCTGCACAAAAGTGCGCAACCACTGACCTGCGGTCAAACTAAAATTTGGTCGATATGCAAAGCCTGTAGCAAACTTTGCACACTTCGGGCTTCCCACCCGCTTGCTGCTTCACGGTTCGTACGCTGTCCGGGCACCCGTTTTTCGCCAGTGCTTCCCGGTCCCTGCCCTCGCCTTTTTCATGACATAGAACAGCGCAACCCCTTTACCATATAGCCAGTTCGATCCTGTCGGGATAGACACTACATCGAATTTAATTCATGTGGTCAAGCTACCCTGATCACCACACAAAAGGCTTTTCAATTCATGCCGGTGATATCACTCGCCGGAAAGCGCCGCAGTTCCTTAGTATTTATATACCGGGACAAGTGCGGAAAGCACCCGGAATTTTGAGAAACACTCTCCGAAGAAAGCGCTTTTCAAATTGATCGAACACTTCGCTAACGGCCAGTACGGGAGGAATTAAAGCGGGGGTTTATTGAAATTTCGGCAGAACGCCAAAAACATTTGGCCTACAATTAAAGAGTTCAATCTTCAAAAAGATAACGGCTCGATTTTATAGAACTAGCAACCCTGCACTTTCGTGTTTTACGGGAAAAAGTTTACGCTTCAGTTCATATCGAACCGTTCAAAATTGGGGAGTTCTTACTTTATATTTTACTTGGCAGTCGAACCCTAAATCACTCCAAGTTTTTTTCGAACAATGGGGAGTTAATTCCATCCGAACGAGTGGCTTATCGCATATGTCCACCTACGGGTCATGGTCTCGCTATCGTCATGCGCCCTGCTCTCGTATGCGGGGAACGAAGGATTTTCAACCCTGCCCTCAACAGGAACGATCATGTCGGCGTCGCGCCGGAGTCGGTTTTGTCGTTTGACTACCTACGTCATTCTGGGTTTCTGAAACTCTTTATCGTTGGGAATGAGTACCAACTAGCCTGCTCCAAGGCCGGTGAACTTAACGCTGTTCTCTTACGCCATGATTATCGGCAGAGAGCCGATCACATGGTTCACACCACTTTGAAAATTCGAAGCGGAGGTCAATTCTATTTACCCAGCTACTATTGCAAGCTGGCCTTGTGAGGATCGCTGACTCCGCCCAGCGATGGCGGTACATATTTGCTTTGTGAAATGTTCGGAACTGAGTGATCGAACACGCTGTCTTTCAAGCGTGTCGTCGTGACTGAGTCACTGTTTAATTTACTGGTGATCAAACCAGCAGGCGACAACTGCGCCATGTTCCAAACACTTTACAAAAATCTCTACTCGCGATTGGTCAACCGCATCGCATCCCACCGAGCTAAGGGCCAGCTTTTTCGTCTGGCCTTGTTGGCAGGCTCGATATCGTCCTGCCTCACTCGCCACGCCGGGTTAGTCCCCCGGTCCAGCCTCGTCCGTTGTATCAACGAGTAGAGTTAAAATGGTTGGTAGTTGTATAAGCACGGATACCAGCCGCCGCGATCTTTTTGCTGACGCTAACAGTGACAAGTTGCATCGTTTATATACCGGAGCCTTGTACCCGGTGTCCAATCAATTGGACAGTTTTCAATTTGGTCCCTTACTTTATATTTTGCGTCGCAGTCGGGAACCACTCGACGTTTTGGATATCCGCGCTACTGTATCAAAATAGGGCGGCGCGTATTCTAATCAGGTACGCCCCGCTAAGAACTTTTTTGGTCATCTTAGAAACCACCCTAACGACTCACGTGGGACGTGCCGCACTGACATAGTCAGTGAACTATCAAAATTCGTGAGCGGATACAGGAGACTGGCGAGTTGTCAGCCCGGTCGATTCTGTCACTCCGCTCGGAGCGTGCGATTAAAGTCCGCAACCCTCAAATTCTATTAGCATAAATTCGATTCATAACGCCATCAATCACTGCCTCACGGTCTGGACATAAGTGATTTCATCTTTTGATCAAGTACCGGTTTTTAGGCCGTTCAATTTATCGACTCGATCAATGTGTTGGCGATCAAACGCTGCGCGGGCTTGGGCCTCATCGGCTATTACCCTCTTCCTGTTTGCCCGCTCTTATACGGGTTCTTGTTTTTTTTGCGGCTTACTAACATTCCCTATGGTCGCTAAACCTTTAAGGCGGAAATGACCTCAACCATCTAACAGCTTTGCAGCGATTATCACGCTTTATGCTTATCAAAAGTCACTACCGATGGTGAGTCGATTTACTCCGCCAGCAGCCTTCGAACTTCACAGCCGAAAACTTAGTTTTGAACAACTCAAAGAGCCGAACAAAATGTTGGTCGATTTACTACGCTTACAGCCAACAGCGTCACCGCCATTGACTTAGTCAATAGAAACTTCTGAAAAACAATTATGCTTTGTGATGCACTCCGCGTTACTCGTTACTCAAGTGGCCCTCTCACTTCAGCCCAATGGTCTTTCCACCATCGTTGAACCCTTTCAAGTTCCAGCTTACTAACTCTGCGACATGGCCCGCGATGCCCGACCTTATTGCTCACAAGACGATTCTTTCGAAACCCTTGCATACCCGAATTACACGGCGGCGGTCAAACGTAAATGCCTGACTCAACCCGATTACTCGGAAGCCAGTGAATCTCTTTGCAAGACCAATCATCCGGTGCTACCCGGTCCAAAGATCGAACACGTTGATTCCTGCCACATCCTGATTTTACGCAGGAGTGATTGCCCTGATCATTAACGACTAACGTGTCAACGTCAGCAAACGCTAACAATCGGAATACATCAAAAAGCATATCCGCCACACTTGGCAAGCACTCTATAATTTTACGATGGGAATTTTTCTCCCTTTACCCTCTCGGTGTGACCGATGGCAGTACGTTTGATTGAACCGCTATGGTAAATGCTCGCTTGAGCATTGCAGCCGTTAGTCTGCGAAGCCGGGAACATACTCACCGTTCGATTCGAACGAACAGCATCCATTTCTGGGTGAGTAGTTTTGTATCGGTAGCCCACCATCCTTACCAGCAACTATTTCTCAACGCGCTTCAGTTAAACAACTTCTTTAACCAGCTACATATATCGTCATAGCGCTTCAGTAAAGACAGTGCCCGTAACCACTAGAACCGATCAAGTATTAAGACCAGTTCAATCAATTAGCAAGAGCGCTGCAAGGTGCAGCGGAAATTTGCTTTTCAATTTGAGACGACGGAAGTCCCGCACAGCTGCCGGATTGGATACCGGGCGGTTCTGATTGGGGCCGAAGCCTCTCTCTCTGGGCCGGTTAAGGTTCCTCTCCAGATTCCCTGTCTGTCAGGCCCTTTCGGGAGCGGGGAATTTTTTCTATCTTCTCATCCCACAAGTATATTATCTCATAGTGGGGCACGTTTGTCAAATTGTAGGGGGGTTTTCGTCAACTAAATAGTGACAATAATCAAGCACTTATACGATTTATTTCCACGTGCCTTCAAAAAGCACACGTAAAGCACTGAAATGGAGACTTTTTTGGCCTTAAACGTACACGAATTCGTCGGCTGAGGTCTCAGGTAGAATCTCGCTGAAGTCCATGAACGGGGGCGCATCGAAAATCCAGTTGATATAAAATTCCATCTGCCCAGCGTCGCGAGCTTTGAGGATATCGACTTTCTTTTTAACGACGTATTCAATACTGCCAACTTCCTTTTCGTACAGCGCCAGAACACAACTGCAAATTTGTCCGATAGCATCCGAGCCGCCGATGTTCTCCAGCTCTTTTTCTTTCGCGCCTTTCTTGTTGAACTGGTAGCTCAGCACACACGGAATATTCAGCCGGGTCGATACGTCTGACTTGATTGTTTCCAGCGACTCCGCTACCCGCTCGTATCGCTTCGCGTATTTGTCATCGGTCTTCAACAGGTACGCGCCATCGATATACAACACGTCCGGTTTCATCTGGTGCACGAGCATTTGAATGTCCTGAACTCTTGCAGTCAGGTTGCCATCGATGATCCAGAATTTATCGTGGGTGCCCTCCAATGCCGCCATGTCTGTGAGGATTTTCTTGTGTTTCTTTTTTAGAATCTCACCGCGCCTGAGCAGGGTGATCGAAAGTTTTTGGTGCATTGCCGTGATGCGTTGAATAAGCGGCAGCGGTTTCATTTCCATCGACACGAACATGACTCGCTTATTTTGTTTGTGCCATGCGTGGTGTGCCATTCTCAACAGCTGATAAGTTTTACCTTGCCCCGGCCTGCCGACGATTGCCATCACGTCGCCGCCGCGTAAACTCCCAATCATTCCGTCGAGTGTCGGATACCCAGTCAGCACACCGGGCAGCAAGTGCCCTTTGTTAAGCATCTGAAATTCGGCATCAATAATGTCCGGGCCATCGGTCGCGTAATCCATGATCTGATTCATCGACGTTCGGGTTGTGATGTTAACCATCATTTCGCGAAACAAATCCAACGCCGCTTCGGGATTCTTTTCGGCCAACTCGATCTGTGCACCTTTCATTGCAGACACAATGGTGCGATGCGTGAACCGCTTCACGACATCATCGAAATAATACTCGGGGGTCTCCAGCCCATCGGGCACTTCCATGATCCCGCATGTCTGCGGTTTTGGCAGTGATCCGTATTTGGCTAAGTGCCCTTGAATCTCATCATATAATTCTAACTCTGGTCCCCGAAACAAACCTTCATGGATGCCCATCCCGAGATACTTTTCGGTTCCTTTGGGGTCAACCAATAGGCTTGTCAGGAATCGCTTCCCTGACAATACCGCCACGCCACTGCCTTTTATTATTCGGTCGTGTAAAATTCCCTGACGTGCTCGTACAGCATGTTGCCATATGCCTTGCCCATCAGACCCAAGTCTTCGACATACAGGACGGTCGCCTTACCCTTCAGGTGCCGGGAGCTTACGACACTGGACAGGTAAGAAATCTGCCACTCCATCAGCTCCGAACCTTCCCGGTAGAAATCTGGAATCAGCAACGCCGTTACGTCAGGCACTTCCATCCTTTTCGAACTAGCGAACAGCTCACGCAATGGCATGACTTTCGCATCGTGATAGTTCCGCAGGATCGCAGCCGCGATTACTGAACAACGATCCTCCGCTGAATACTGTTTTGGACCCAGCAACAGTTCTGCTTTTTGATCGCGCATGTTGGATGGCAGGTTACGAATCCAATCGCAAACTGCATCAGAGCAATACTTCGTTGCCGACCTGTGCAACCAGTGTTCGGCAATGTTAGCTCGCTCAGCTACCGTAGGCCACTGCCGAAGCAGGGGCGCGTGGTAGGTTTCATCAATCATTACGGCGTCCATATTCCAATTATATGCCTTCCTACTTCTCAATTGTCAAAGTGATTTCCACTCTTTTTCTGTATAATCGACTTCCTTCGGTGCTTCAAATCCAGCAATCGCGTTCCGCCCCAACACAAATTTCTGTATCACCGGCTTCACTGTGGACTTGATTCCAAACTCTGCATCAGCATATTTTTTGTACTCTGGCCAGAACTTCAACGCGATCATTATTCGCACCGGACCAGTCGGACCCAGCTGCTTGATCAGCGTCTTCAATTGCTTCTGATCCTTGTCTGTTAATTCGGGCAGCGTATGATTCACGTGTCCATACCCCCGCATACATTTTCGCCACCATAATGATATGACGGTTCCGTGGTCTCGATGTTCCATCAAAGTATCGAGCACTTCGCCCTCTTCAAAATCGAATCCGTTAGCTTTGTCCGGTGTGCCAAGTCCCTGTTCGTCGGCTACCTGCTCTACCGTTTTCGCCTTTGGCGAAATCTCTGTGTTCTTTTGTTTGGTCTTCTGCGTGTTCTTATGGTTAGAGTCCGCCGTTTTGACGGTATCAGAGTCCGCCATTTTTGCGGTATCAGAGTCCGCCGTTTTGACGGTATGCCCCTCTCCAAATTTCGGGTGATCATAGTTGATCGAGTACCATTTTGTGCGGTCCTGTTTGTGCTTATTGTATTCGCCAACATCGATCAAACCCTGCTCTCGACAGGACACCAAGACCCTTTCCATTTTACGTTTCGACCAATACGGGAATTGCTCACGCCAATCGTTCACTGTGTTGTACACCCACCTTCGGCCATTGACCTCATGCTTCGATGTCTTCAACCAGTAATGCAGCTGTCCGATAAATTGTGATTCCGGTTCGCCGATCCGGCAGGCCAATTCAACATGAATAACCCGGACCTCTCCGTCGTGTAGCAAGTGCATTTTGTGCCCCTAATAAAAATGGGGAGCCGAGTGTAGTTTCCCAACAGAGAAAACCCGGCCCCCCTACGTGCTGCCTTTCAGCAACAGCGCGACAAATTAAATATCTGCCGTGTCGTCGTCTTCATCGGCACCGGGGAACGCTACAATGTCCGCAGTATCTTTTCCGTTGCCTGACGACTTGCTCTTATGCTGTTCAATACTGTCTTCGACCAGCGTCACGATTCCTTTGTAACCATCATTCAGGAATTTCAACGCATCCTTCGCATCGAACAGTTTGATTGGCGCGACCTTTCCGATCACGTCGTCAAGCATTTGGCTGGTATTATCCAACGCATCCTTCATGACTTGCTCTCTGAACTCCCAGCCGAAACTCGACTCTCGCATTAGCATGGTCGAGAACCGGGTTGGACTCCGCTTGCTCCACGGAACTTCGGGGAATGTTTCAAGCATCGATTGTGCTTCGGCTTCGGGAACCTTGCTAATGTCTTCGGCAGTCTGTGCCTTTTGCATTCGCAGGCGAAAACCGTATTGTGCCTGATCAGGTCCGATCATAAGCAGCGGTTTGATACCAAGTACGTATCCATTCTGTCGGGCGATTACGAGATAGTCTTCGTTGCCCTCACTGCCCGCAATCATCGTTCGTTCTTTCTTTGTCGCGCTCTTCTTAGCCATAGCAATTGCCTCCATGAATTTTGAATTGCTGATTCTATAATCGTATCCTACTCAATCCAGTTTGTCAAATTTTGTTTTGACCTCGATTACAATCCTGTTTTCCTGTGTACGAACCTCATACCAATTTGAGATTTTCATTACCAGACTGGCGATTTCTTTTTTCATTCTGTTCCGTACCCGATCCTGCGCAGCTGCGATTTCTTCATCCACAATCACATTGATCCGGGCGCGTACCTCGGCCTGTATCGCCTTCTCAAATCCGTCCAGTAAAGCGCTCACCAGTCGTACTCTTCGGCCATGTAAATTGTATCGGCAAATATTTCACCGTTTGAAAAACTACCCTTAATGAAAATCTTATATTCATCTGGCGGAAACAAATCCAGCACGGCCTGCGTCGCCGGTACGTTCCCCATGATGCTCCGGTCTTCGTTGTAAATCATGACCGGTGGATTCTCTTCGTTACTTACCAGCGCCCGCTGCACCTTAAAAATTTCACCCGTTGTCATCGTCTTCCTCCAGTAAATGTTGACGCACCACGTTCAGCACTTCCGCCGTAACCTGTGCGTGTGTGGTAGCGGTCAAGGTATCGAAGTCGCCCCAGTTCATAACGACGTCATCGATGCCCAGTGAATCGAGCAGCCCGACCACATAATTCGCAATCTCGTCTTTCTCCAGTGGCCCAAAGCATATACGTCGATCTATCCTACCGGGCCTCACAAGCTCCGTAGGGAGCTTTTCTTCGTCATTAGTGGTCATGATAGTGAGTACGCGAGAACGGTGCTCCTGAAGCCACCAGAGTAGCCCTGCGAGCAAGTTAGCGGTAACGCCGGAGTCATCTGTGCCCTGAAACAATTTCTCGACTTCATCGATCAACATTACGCACGGTTCATTCTGACTGACCACCTGTAACGCTCGCCGCAAATTCTGCTCGGACTCACCGACATATTTCGATTGCAGCGCCCCGACATCGAGCCTGAACAGAGTCATCTTCAATTGACCAGCAATATATTTTGCCGCCATCGTTTTACCAGTACCGGGAATCCCGGCCATCAGCAATCCTCGGGGCTGTAATCGGTTGTCATATTCTTTGGTGTGCAAAAATGCCCCGGTGTGTTTCAACCACGCATCAATCTCATCATTGATTTCGTAATGCTCCAGCTCCGTATTCACAGTCTGTACACCGGGCACAACCTGCGCCGTAGTCTGACGCACGTGCCGAATCGTTTCGACCGTCAGCTCATCAAACATTGTCTGTGACAACCGCGCCACTTCATCAACCTGCTTGAGCGTCAATCCGGTCATCGCCGAAATCAACTCGGGGGTCTCCCCAAGTTTCACGTGGAACTCGTCGTGCAATTTGTTACGTATCATTTTGCCCGGTACCGGAATCTCACCGGCATTAAATGCTGCCGGGATCGGCTCATCGGGATTGACAATAACCAGACAACATTCTTCGTGCTGGTTCTGCATCGCAACCTCGCCATAATTCTTATCGGGATCAGAACCGAATTCGATTTGGTAGTCCCCGTTAAATGATCCGGCCCCTGACAGGCTCAGCACGATTGCCTTGGCATTGAGCACGTCGGTTGTCGTGCATGTGATCAGGGGGATTCGGGCACCCAGCGCTGCCTTTAACATGCCGGTGCCCACACTTTTTCGGCGTCACGTTCACAAGCCAGCCGCTGCACTTCAGTCAGCTCTACATCAGTTATCTCAACTTCCTCGGCTGGCTCTAGCCACTTGCGCTGGCCATCGAAGTAAATGACTTTGATGATAAAGCTGCCATAAAAGTATTGTAGTTTTTGAACAATGCGAGGCACCCCCTCGCGGTCAACTAAAATCATACCGCCCTCCGTGCAATGCCCAGCAGTGTAGCCCACTGATTCTAATTTGTCAAAGAGAAACTAACCGTCCAATCAATTGGACAGCAGGCCCTTCCATTCTTTTTTCCAATCGCTCGTTGGCGGCGACTCATACCAACCGCCCATGTCAGAAATCTTCTGCCACAGTTTGTAGTCTTCAGCAAATTTATCCGCCGCTACTTTCTTCACCAGCGGATTTTCGTAATACGTTTCCCAAGGATCATGCTTAGACCTGCGACGATGCTGGGTCCGGTTGTACAACTTCGTGCCTTTGAACTTTTCAAGCTCTCGCAAGCCCACTTCATTAAGCGTTTCCAGAGTACCGATGTACAACCGCCCCGAAGGTTCCAGCTCAGTCCAATCGATTACCTGCTGAATGCCATAAATCTGTGGCTCGAAATGGTGATCCATTTCTTCATTCGTCAGCTTGCATATTTTAGGTACGAACAAATCGAAGGTTTCATGCCTGACCAGATCAGACCACCCTGAGACAAGCCTAGCGAGCGGGTGACGGACAAAGAACACAAACCGATGTAACGGGTAGCCCCCCCGTGCTCCGGGCCGTAGGGCGGCTCCTAGTGTGCTGGAGCCAACTTTCTTGACCAGAGCATACCGGGTACTCCGATCATCAAAGTGCTCCATTTACCGAAGACTCTCCAGCAACTCCACCAGCGCGGTGTGGCGAGAATGACATTTGCCCGCCTCTTCCATGTTCTCACCATGAACCATAGCAATCGTTTCCAGATCACCCGGCCCATAGTTATCGTTCATGGGTTTGCATTTTTTAGTCAGGCTCGGTGGCAACTCCGGCACTACCGTCCGTTCCTCCACGACTCGCACGGGCTTGACTGCTGAACAAGCCTGCAAGCTCAGGAAGACTAGAGCACTCAGGATGAACAGTAACGATTTTCTCGATGATCTTTGGAACTTCTTTCTCAACGACACGGACCCTCTCCACGATTCGTTCTTCAATAACAATGGTGCCTTCAGCAGCGTCAACGATAGCTGTCCATTTGACCTTCTCTTCTTCGCGAATCTCTTCTCTGACAGCTTCAATCTCAGCTTCCTGCGAAGTCACCGCAGCGTTCCACCCCGCATCATAAATCGCACCGTGGCCCCATTTCATTCCGGCCAGTAATATAGTAGCCAATGCCACGTATGCCCAAATTTTAAGACCCATCACCCGTCTCCAGATTGCTTACTCGATGAACCATTCCAATAACTCTGCGTTAATTCCTTCAACACTTTCGTCAAGATACCCAGAATGATAGCGGGAAATCCTGCGGTTGCCGCTGCCGCCACCGACCCAACAATAGGGTCAGTCGGCAAGTCATCCCAGTTAACAGCCATAAACCACTCAACAACGAAATACCACGCAGCAATAAAAAACGTGTAGTACACAATCAGAATGATACGAGGCACCACCCGATAACAGTTAATCATGTCGGCAAAGAACCGGCACATCTTTTCACGTTCAGGCGTCATCGTCTTTCCCCTTATTTAATGCCACTAGGGCGATCCTCCGGGGGCAAATTATGCAGCTGGTGTTTACGGTCAGCCAACGTGTACATTGCGCTGCAAATGCCTGCACAAGCAGCCTCACGACGAGCTTGTATATTTTCAATCTGTGCAATGAAATCTGGCTCTAGGATCAAACTCGCGCACCGCGTCTTCGCGAGAAAGTAATCGGGATTCTCGTCACCGTCAACATCACCGGGGAAGTCGATCACACCGGGCCTATCCATCTTGTACCAACCTTCTTTGACCCCACGATTCTTTACCTGCATCGCACTGAAGATTTCTTTGTTGACAAACTTACCAGCCTCTCTGCCTGCACTAGAGCCGGGGTAAAACAAAGTTTCGCAACCGCTAATATTTGGGTCTCCCGCTGCATTGAAGTGCACTTCTATTGCGATATCAACGCCCTTGATCGCGTTAATCTGTTTGACCTTCTCTCGCAGCGATCCGGTATCAACTCGCTTCGGAATAAAATGGATATTAGGACTGCCCTGATCCCACGAACCAAGCAGCTCAATAATTTTGTCCTGCCACAATACCGCCTCATCGTACTCGTTAGCTTCTTTGTACGACGCGCCCTTGGCGTCAGGGTTATGGCCTGCCGAAACCGCTACTGTAAAAGCTGTCATCGTCTTAACAATTTCCTCAAGTTCACCAGCTCAGTATCGTGCCGGTGACAACAAGAATTCATGTACTCCAACTCCCACGATTGAGCATCTTTACCGCTTTCATCTTCGAACGCAAACGTGTTGGTTTCATTCTGCACAGATTGCAACTCGCCTCCGTGCATTTTAATGAACGCAGCCAACCCCAACTTTCTCGTCTCTACAATCATGTCTCAACTCACTTTAATCCCAAGAATTTCGCTATCGTCAACAGCTTCGAAGGCTGTATCAACGCACTCGTATCAACCGTTGATCCCGTACTGTTATTCGTGAACTGCGAGTTACCCCGCACACTGATCGAGCCATCCGTACACGTTGCATCAAGCGTAACTTTGCCCTCCGATATATCCAGCGCCACCTTATCATCGGCATGATCACAGTTGGTCAGCACAATCTCACCGCTGTACCCCCGCATATTCATAGTCGCCCCGATGCTCGATGCGTTCATACTAAATATCGGACTCTCTGCTCCAGAACCTTCCGCGTGCGGATTGTTGTCAAACATCACATCGCCAGCTACCGCAATTTCCAACGTGCCGTCTAAGTCACAGTTATGAAAATGCCCATCAAGACCAGTTACCGAAAGTAACGTGCAGCGATTTGCATCTATTCGCCCAGACATAGCCCCAGTCAGATCACAAGACTGAAACTCTGACTTATCGACATTCTGCCCGTTCAGGTCAATAACCGGCCCCCCAATCCCCAGAATCACAAAGTTCTTAATCAGCCTATCAACGGTCGCATCGGCCAGCACCACGAGCGATTTGATATTGTTTGCTTCGGCATCGTCAATCGCATCTGACCAATTGTTGTACGGGGTTTGCTGATATCCATCACCGACCGGGATTGCTTCGGTATCGATAAATATCGACCGCTGAACCTGACCATGAATGTCTTCGATCAGTGTCTGAACCGCGCCGGGGAATCCTACCAACGTTGAACCGGATGCTTTCTCCAATGTCAGATATGTGCCCACGCTTGGCACCGCCGGTTCAATAGTCACCGGTACAGCATCCACCGCCGTTGCATTTCCGCCGCCCAGAAAAACTGGCGTTACGTTGAACACCGAGTAATTATCGAGCACGTCATACGTATTTCCCAACCCACTCGTAGGTACTTTTACCAGCAACGTATTCAGGTCAACAACAGAATCGATTGAGACGATACTTCGATCATCCCAATTGATTATGAAACTGCCCCGCTTCACCAATGTAGCAACGAAATCCGCAGCCGTATCGATTACCTGAATCTTGCCACCAATCGGCGCAACTGATCCGGTCGTAATCGCCCCAGTCTCCGCTGGAGTTTGCCGGTCTTCGAATTGCGCCTGATTATTTTGGAACTGGTACGTGATACCAACTAAAGCACCGCCACCCAAATCCTCTTTACCGGAAGCATTGATTAACTTGGATTCCGACATACCCCGGAAACCATCTTCGACTTTGCGAATCGTATCGACCATGTCTTGCGCATCAAATCTCGTACGCAAGTTTTTAATCACAGTTACCCGAGGATCGGCGTTAAAGTCTTGCTCGACGTCTTCCAGTGCGGTAGTCATTAGGCTTGCCCGATTTTGACCCCCAGTCCACGCAGCTCATTGTCACGTTGTATGCACAGCGAAGCCACGCCATTTAATTCAGCAATCGATTCGAACTCTTGCTTGATAATTTTATCAGCGGCATCGATAGCCTCACGAAACTTCTCGATCTGAACTTTCATCTGCTCCATATCGTAAGGCGGGAAATTGATGCGTACCGATTTGATCTGCTCGTACTGAGCAATCTGAGCTTCGCTTACTTCCGTCAGTACCGGCTCACGGTTTTGTTCTTTAGCCCGGATACGCTCAGCCCCGTTCGCACCCATGAGTTTGCAAAGCGAGCCATCGGGATCGAGCACTTTCAATTGTGCGTCACGATAACCGTCCATCGAAATCTTGCCTTGATAGTCCTGAATCTTCAGGCCCATTTCGCCTTTGAATTTCGTTTGCTGATCGACGTTAAGCTGACACTCTTGCATTCGGCTCTGCAAATAATCGACCTTTTGCTTCGGGTACTTGGCAATCAAGTCCTCGATTTTATTTTGCCGAATCGTATCGTGTACTAACGGCATCTGCGCCTTTACATCCGCAGCATTTTGCAAAGGCAAGTCTTCGATTTTCATCCCGCCAATGCGGATCGAAGCAATACCCTCTTCACCAATGTTCGACGTTACTTGTCCTACCGACATATCTCTACTCCCTCTTAGGGACCGTGGCCCCGAAGGGCCACTAATACCCTAGCTCTTAGACTGCAATTGTGTCTGCTGTACGTACGACCGTAATCGATGCGCCGCCGTCTCCAACAAGCTGATTGATATCGAATGGCAGAATGACTTTGCCCTGCCGCACGTTACAAACTGTTGTGAAATCAGACGCCAATGTTTTGACAAAAGTATTCGACGTTGGATCACCAACTGCTTCAACATCCAGAATCAAATCGTGAATGTTGTCAGCCGCCGCGTACGTCTGAATCAGCTTATTGATTTCATACGTGTTGCCAACATCGAAGTCATCCGGCGTACCGTAAAGCGGACTGATATCCAGAGTTATATCGTCAAATACATTCGTGACTTCCCAAACGTGTGTCGTTTTGCCACCGAAAGTATTGCGAACCAGATCACCACGAACAACCGGCGTACCGCCTGTCGAGAACAACTGTCCTGTATCGATCAACTGAGTTGTGCTCGCACTTGTCACCGTTCCGGTATCGGAAGTTGGCACCACCAAATCAAACTCTTCATCGGTGAAGTCCGTTGCAGCATATCGGTACCTGTGCTCTTCCAGCAAAGTCGTTTCAATGATTCTAATCCACGCTACAGGCGGAACCTCAACATCCAACGTGCCCGCTACTCTTACGCGAACATCGCCTTGGTTGTTATAGCCGACCGCAGGCGCAGCCAAACCGCCATGCTGATCCTTATCAACAACGCCCAACACCCCGGTATCCCGAGCTGCATACACCCGATCAAGTGCCAGCGTATTGCCAACCGAGTATGTAACCGTATTCGGCGGCGTCCGCAGTACACCCAGATCATCCGTCAGAATGTAATTCTGCGTGTCATTGTCGTGGAACCCAGTGTAGTTAATGCAACGAGCACCGAACAACACCGTGCCTGTAAACGTGCCAAACGGCGCACCCTTGGGCGACGTGAACGTTTGAATGCCACCGCCCGCACCGGCAAAGAACAACGTTGCGCCAGCGCCATTTTCAACAATAACATCCGCCGCACCTTCATCGACAAGAATCGAGTTGTCAACCACAGCATCCAGTGAAGTCTGTTGATCCGTCAGTACGACATGCGCAGGTGTACGAGTATCGTGATTTGACATCGCTCGCGAGCCATAATTAGGCTGAGCCGCGATGATAATGTCCTCGCCTTCATCCACGTTGAACGTCGCATCCGAATCAACTTCGTACACAGCATCTGCACCACGATAAACTTCACCATCGATATTGACACCAACACCAAACAGATCGGTCGAATTGCCACCTCGTCGAGTAACGTATTTCAGTCGCTCATAAGTCTTAGCTGCGGTTACACCGTTAGCACCCGGACCCTGCGAATCAATCTGGGCCGAATATGGCTCAACACCACCGACACCATCGTGATCAACTTCAATGTCGCCCAGCACAATCGTTACCGATCCGCCTTCGCCAACTCCAGCATCAGTAGGCCCGCCCGTGTTAGACGCTGGCGCACCCGCTGTACCTGAAGCATCGCCATCCGCGCCTGTCGCGAAATCATATTCGGTAACTGCCGCCGCTGACAGATCGGTCAAATCACCGACGATGTAATACTCAAGCGTTGGCGTCGCACCTGATCCGCCGACTGTGATAATGCCTCGCGCTGTCGCCGCAGCCCACGATGCACCAACGTAAATACCATTACCCACTTCCCACGTATTCGAAGCGCCTGACAATGTCGTGCGTCGATACCCAGTCGTGTTGTTAATATCTGGAGCTGAAGCGAGCGGGAGCGCTGAGAATCCACCTGCGATTACATTCAATCGGAAGTTGTCATATAGGGATGTGTATCTGCGTGAGAATACCTCCACGTCCCCACTCGCAATCGTTACGCCAGCGTCAATCACCTTAACGAGAATCGAAATAATTCCCAGAGAGACTGCTGCGTCAGTAGCCCACCACTGGAAATTGCCTTCCCAGTCTGTCAGCTTGATTCGATCCTGCACCATGTAAACTTCGGTGCCATTCGGGACACTACCAATCGCCTGAATCGCGGACCACTGGTTATTGCCGTCAAGGCCAATTTCGGTACTTACCAAATCAACCGTGCCCGCGCCGCCGTCAGTCGTGCACTCCAACGTGCCGGTATCCAAATTAAAAATATCCCCCGTTACCGGCGTCGAATCATTCGGTCGAATCCAAACAATCGTGTCACCGTTCTGGGCAATTTCGAAATCCAGCAACGTACCTTGATCGGTACCGTCTGTGATCTGCCTGCCAATATCGCCTGTTATAAAATTCGTACCAAGCCCCTGCGAGTACACCTTACGGAGTACACCATGACCATCGATATCAGTTTCGGGAGTCGAGAGTGACCAATCAGCTGTGATCGCACCCTCTTTGAGATATTCGGTTGAACTCTTCGGCATGAAAAAGTGATTGATCAGCGTAAATGAATTCGGCGTTACCGGAATCATCGGATTCGTAAAGCCCATCGCGATAAAGTCATCGGTCACTTCAGCGATTGCTGAGTAAAGCGTACGAGTAGAAATGACATTCTCTGTCGCTGGTGTCGCAGTCCTTCTCACCGTGCGCAGCCCTGTGTTTAATGTGGCTGGCACCGTTATTTCATCCTGAAATAAGATTTCCCAGTCGCCGCCTAAAATCGTGATAGTGGTCATTCAAATCTCCAATTCAAAATACCACCCAAGCGGCGGCAAGGCTATTCTACGTGGCAGTGTAAAACCGCCACCCTGTTTAGTCATTAGCTGGATCGAATAATGCCAGCGAGTTGATATTCCAAGGCACCGTCGTTGTCAACCCCGCTGGCAGTACCTCCCTCTTCAAGTCCTGTCGAAAATACTTCGTCACGTCCAGCGTCGCAAAGCGGCCAGCAGCACCAAGGGTCGATGTACCGGCAACAGATACTCGTGCTCGTACGTAATAAAACGGACCTTGGCTGTTGATTGTCGTGACTATCCATCCCGCCTCCGCGTCAAACTCATATATAAATTCACCAACTGATCCAAAATTCGGATTCGGGTCTGCATCTGTAAACGTCAGCGCAACCCACGCACCATTCCAAAACTCCCAGACAATCGTCGGCTCGCCCGCCGTATGCGCCACCGACACTTCCAACTTGAACCGGATCGTGCCATTAGGGCCATTTATAAATTGTTCACTATGGCCCAAGTAGTACGCATCATTGACGTCCTGCGGGTTATCCGGGGTCAGAGTCATGTCATCGTCGGTCGAGCTGTTTGCTTCCATTGTCTCGTCGGTTAGAACCGCGCCATCATCAGCAACCGCTGCATTCGGCAAACCGTTCTGAGCCGCCCGCACGATAATATCGACACCCGCACCAAACGCACCTTCGTAGTTGAACGTGGTCAGAGCAGCCACGCCATTTGAGTCAGCAAGAATTTCCGCGATCACATCCCCGACAGTCAGCGACCCAACCGTTTCGTTGGCTATGAACTTGACCGCCGCGCCTTCGGTCATTCCGTTCGCTTCGATGGTCTGCGCATTGGTGATCGTCAGATTCGACGGGCTAGACAGCGACGTAGTATCCGTCGTAATCGTGCCCGCCCCGTTTTGTAAATTGATTGTAATAAGAGCTGTGCTCGTAACCGGATCAACATCAATAAAAGCATCGGCAGTATCATCAGCGCCATAGCCACTGTTCTGCCAATTGTCGAAGTTGTACACGAACGGCCCTGCTCCAGTAGGACGCAACCTCACGCCGTAGCCTGAACCATCACTGTTGAACGTCAGATCGGTCAGGTCACTCCTGTTGTGCTGGGTTTCGTCAAGCAGCAGCGCCCCGGTGGCATCGTTCGATCCATTGAACGTAACCTGATCCATGTTTACGAGGCCGGGGTCAACCTGATCGCAATTAACCAGAATCGTAGCAACCCAAAACTTATCCACGTCGTTTGCTACGTTGCAATTGATTGCGCCAATATCAACCAACGTACAGCTATTCATCTGCACGAAATCCATATCGGCATCAGACATATCAAACTGTGCTCGCGTACTGACCCCCACGATAACAACGCGAGTTATAACCCAAGAATTTATGCCGGTCGAATTACCTACCAACCTAAATGGGAAGTGCGTGTCGGCCACAATATGACCGCCCTGATTGTCTCCAATCCAAAACCACTGAGTATCTGTCGAAGTGAAATAGCTATCTGACGTCCCTGCCGGTGGATTCCCCCATTGAGTCGGCGCGAAAAATCCATACTCAGTACCCTTCGGGTTGTTAACCATTCCCAGACCAGCGGTAATATCATCAGCAGCCACATCGACCATCGTTTCAGGGGTGCCGACTGTGCCACCCTCAATCGTCAACGCATAACCAGTAACAGACGAGACACTGTTCAGGATGTAATAGATGCCATCGCACCAAGCATTTTTCGCCGTCGATACAGCTTTCACCAACCCAAACGAGCCATACCCGATTTGCAGAACAGCGGTGTGATCCAGTCCCGCTTCTGTGCCGTTATAAACGAAGTGATCAGTGCCCGCTGACCCCGGCGCTGCCACAATCACAGACACATCGAGCTTCATAACGCCAAATCGAAACTCGTAGGGGAACCCTGCGATATCAGCACCATTAACGGCATACCCTACGATGTCACCGCCAGCACCATCGGCCCCATCGCCAAACGCGATCAGCCCACCGACGTTCCCAAAAAGCTCTCCGAGGTTGTACTTGATAATCATGTAGATAGTCATGTCCGACATATCTACGTTGAACGTACTTCCGGCCTGATCTTGGTCGAACAATAAAACCTCTTGTGCGTCAGCTACCTGAAACTCAATAGAGTTCGAGCCTTGAACAACGGTACCAACAATGTTGCTCGTTCCTGTAGGCGCAGCGGACGTATCGCCACTGACATCAGCAGCAGCTTCGCAGTCCTGAAGTCGAGTTCTGTTGTCAACCAGACTCATTACTGACCATGCCTAATCGCCAGCGCAATCGCTGCCGCTTCTGACGGATACAAATGCGTTTTCGCAACCGACTTGATTTTGTAAGTCTCTCCAGCTTCAGCATGTTCCATGTTGGAGTAGTCGGTGCTGCCAGTAATCAAAACGATGTCGCCCTGCGGAATATCGGCCATGCCTTTGGTACCGGTTGGTTCAAGGAATACTCGCGCACCATCGCCAGCAGCCGCCAGAGCTTCTTCCATCGTAGCGTGTTGCTCAAGCTGGAAGGCATCCAAACCGGGTATGAAAGGCACGAACATAATCCGTTGAACCTCAAACGCACCCTTGATCTGTCGCCACAACTGGTACTCCGCCACTGACGGTAGCTGTGTCTGTTCCCATCTTGCGATTATCGTGATCAACTGGTCACCTTCGGTATCAAATGCTTATCCGGGCACCGACATTTTGCTTCCTTTACCGGGTACGGATAGGCCCCAGCAAGCATCGTCACCCGGTTTGTGTCCCCGTGAATCGCCTTGATACCGTGGATTGCGTGATCCTTCATGACCGCCGCCCAACCAACCTTCGGTTGAAAACAATCAATCTCATTCATGTCAGGATCGAGTATCGCCAACCCACCGCCAGACTCCGGCACTTGCAAATACAGGATCATCGTACGGCCATCCCACTGGTGCGTATGTGGCATTTTCAATTGCCACTCGGGATCATGCTTTGGCGGAGTGTGTTCGCATTTCTCCAGAGCTTGAATATCGGAAACCCAGTACAACCAGTGATCGACCTCATAGCCCATTTCGTCTTCGATAATTGACTTTGCGTAATCCTTAAAAACTTGCGGTACGTTATTCGTCTCACAGGTCTTATGCGCCCCAGACACGTTTGCTAGAACGTGCTCCCGCAGCATGTCCACCGGGCAATCCTTCCATTCAAAAACTTCGAATACGTTTTCCATTACCTATACCCCGTTGCAATAATCGTCATACGATCTGTTTCACCGAACACTTCCTCAACGCCGTGCTCGCACCAACCATCCAGTACAACTGTCGTTCCCAACTCTGGCGTAACTCGACCTTTCTCGGTAACTGCATCGTCCTCAAAGACCACCGTATCGCCACCAGAATCAGGCAGCTGTACGTAATGCACGCACGTCAAACCATCCCACTGGTGATTGTGTGGAAAGCCTTTGGCCCAGCCCACTCGATTACTCACGTGGCCGGGGTGCACCATGCCAGTCCAGTACCGCCATTTCGCTTCGTCGTATTTGTAATCGACTGCATCCAAACAATCCCGGTAATGTTGCTTCAACTCTTCCGGTAATTTATTTCTATCAACGTCTCTCGCCGACGTGTTGTTGTCCACCGCATTGTCACGAACTACTTCCCGCAACAACTCAAGCGGAGACTCAGAGAAATCAAATACTTCCAGTACCGGAAAACAATCATCCGGTCTCCTGTGCCCAGTACCCATCGCAACTATTTCGTTCACCATCCAAGCTCTCTCACGTGTACGTAAAGCCCAAGCGGTCATCCCAGACTTTGTCAAAATCCGAAGTACCTCCGGCCCAGCGAAATTCAAAATCATCTTGACCGTCACCACCAGTAATGACATCGATCTTTTGAATGCGCCATGCGTTCGTGGCATCTAATGTCCCCGGCTGAGCCTGACCCTTGTAGATCACTGCTTCACCAACAAAATCAACTCTCGTTGCAAATGGCACATCACTCTCCGCTGCGGGGCCTTGAACACCAACGTCGGATATAATAACGCTTCCGTCCTCGGCCTCGATAACCGTAGTCGTTTGTTCAACAGAAATTACTTCGGAATCATCCGGCTGGACAACTACCGTGGTCTCATCAACCTGCGTAATAACATCAGCAGCATCAACGTCATTGACGACAACACTGCCATCGTCGTTGACAATTACTTGAAACTGAGCCATGACCTATGGCCTCGTGACGTTAGCGACTGACTTAACTTTTCCCTCAAGCAATCGAATCACGCAGGTAACGTCGGAAATCAAAGTCATTTCCAAATCGTAAACGCCAGCAGCCCACGTAATGTCATCGGTTACATCCGCCCCAACCTCCAGTAGAATCCCACCGTCAACACCGGATAACGTAATCGATCCTTCGTCAACGGCGGGAGCGGTGCTACGGAGCGCCAGAAGTATTGCGGTCGCGGCTGCACTTTCCCGAATGTGCATTTCTGCCGTGTAGTCACTGGTATCGATTGGATTGCCATCCGAATCATTCCACGTCAGCTGCTTGGAGAACTTGGCCCCGACTTCAAATGTTAAAGCTAACTTTCCAGCTGACATGAGCTACCCCTGTCCAATTGATTGGACGCTAGTCCAGATAGTTTACTGCCAGTGTGTAAGTGATCGAATCCGTGTCCCCGTGCGTCAACACCACCCTCCACAAATAAGGCAGACCATCTTTCGCGACAAGATTCGCAACCGCTGTCAGGTCAGGGTGAACTTTGTAAATATTGAACACCGCTGTCGTCACCGCTACACCGGTCAAAATGTTGTACCACGTATCCGAGCCGTAATCGTACCCGTCGATGGTCGCTACAACAGACGGAGTTGACGTGATAGACGTAGCATCCAACAGGATATGAGCACCACGAAACCGCTGATGATTCGTCAGGAACGGGTACTCCGGTGCCGGAGTGGCATTAGGTACATCGGTTACTGGCGTCTCTGTTCGTGCTGCGCTTGTTAGCAGAACAATTGATTGCTGTACTGGTCCGCTCATTTCAATCCTCCGTCATTGGTAGCCATTAAACAACTACCACGTTAATTCCACTAGAGCTTATATTCCACTGAATAAGTTACAAGAGTTGCATCCCCGTGCTCTACTCTCACCCGCCACATATATGGCAGGACATCATTAGCCGACAAATTGGCCACGTCATTGAGATACGATCCCACTTTCAACCGCTGCTTAGTGTTTTTCGCCGTAATATTTGCGCCAGCCAGAATAAGATACCAAGTACCTGACCCAAAATCGTAGCCCTCTATAAAACAAGTCAGATCAAATGGTCCGCCAGCCTGCTCGGGTAAGTCAATAATTACGTCTGTCGGAGGCCCACCGCCCCCTCCTTTGCCTTTGCCGCCAGAGCCAGCACCGCCCTGCTTCGTCGCTGGCTGTGTAACTACCGCCGTCTGCGTCTCATCATATTCCGCCTCGGGAATAGGCACCCCTCCACCGGGATTCTTTGGATTCTTAATCTTAGTGCCTTGATCGTAAGGCGGCAGTGGTGGTGGTGGAGCAGGCTCACCCTCAAACGTTGCTACCCATTCGTTGCCCGCTTCAGACCCCCAATAACTGTCCTTACTTGGAAACCAGTAATATGTCCCCGCCGTTGAACTGCCCTGATCCAAATCACCACCAGCGCCAACATCAGCAAAATCAAACACGACATCAGCCTCGCCACTCCGAGACAAAGTCAAAGTCAGAATTGAATCAAAATCCCACTCCGTAGGAGATTCATCACCCGGATCAAACCACATTTCCGTGCCGCCACTGGAAGTGCGATCACTGATTTCCATCCACTCGATATTGCCCGGTGGTGTATCATCTTGTAGGTAAGCCGGATCAGGGACAATGGACCCAGTAGGCAGGCTAATTTTTGTGTACCCGTAAGTCGTACCGGAGAAAAACGCTACCGTAATCGTGTATGCCTGTGTCTCAATGGCCATGCCTGCCTCCTAAGTCGTAACGATCAATTGGCCGCTAACATCAGTTGAAACCGGCGGAACACGTTGATGCAGTACCTGAACCCAACACGTTGTTACCTGAACATTAGGATTTGTAGCCCGCCCTAGAACTTCAGTGACAATATTAGTCAATTGTGTGTCCGGGTTCGCCTCGGTACCAGCGATCTCTGCCCATAATCGAGTCATACGCACGGTCGTATTCGTGCTTGCATTGATCAGTGCCGTATCACCATTGGTACCGACCCCGAAATAGTCAATATCAAGAACACCCCCGTGAGCGGTCCCCGAGCCTACCCCGGTCCATCCTGCCGCCGTGATTCGACTACCACTCGTATCCTCGAAATCAATCTCCCACCACGGAGGTTCGTTGAGGCCGTTAATACCGTCAATCCAATGCTTTGCTTGCACCGTAACCGTCGCGCCCGTACCGTTGACTCTGAATCGCATGTACTGCCAAACATCAGAAACCGCATCATTCCAGTACGGGAGCCTCATGGTGTACATATAGCGGGGCGCTTGCTGATTACCAGAAACATATCCATCGAGAAGTTCTGTTTGAACACCAGCGGCCCACCGATTGATTTCCAACTGGCCGAACTGATCGACCATTAAATCGTAGCCTGCTTCGTTTCCACCAGAGCCACTGGCCCGAAGGAATAGATTTGGGCGAGTATGTTGGTCGGCTGAATTTCTGTAACGACAAATGATTTCAGAGTTCGCCCGGTTGGCGTCGCCGTCTATGTCATCCCACGAGGCGAGCTGAAGACCTGTCCCTGACGCTGCCGCTTGAAACACCCGATCATCTTCAGCATCTGTCGGTGCTTCTATAGTCCACTCAGACATCGCCGCGAACCTTGCCGTGAAATCGGTTGCAAAGATTCCCGTAGTACCTTCGTCGCTAAAGTCTTTTGCGTAAGTCGTCATGTCTCTAACGTAATCCCAAATTCTGCTGCGTCAATAGTAGTGTCAGACCAGTTCGCTGGCCCATTAGGATTCTGCTCAAATATCCCCGACACCATACGATACCTGTCTTGGTTAAAATGCGTTACATCCCCGTTAGACTCAGAAGTGCTGCTGCGACACAAAGCACTAATATCACGTCGCCCCGCATCCTCATTCCTGCCCAACATCTTAACCTGCACCCCATAAACTGTCGTGAAATTAGAAACAAGATTTGAGAACGTGTACAAATCGTCATCAAGTGCCGTGGCACTGCTAACGTACGAGGTTTCTTCATCCTGCTCCGCCTCATCTACCATTTCATAGTTGGTCAACCCAGAGAGTTGCGTGAAATCATTGCGGTTACCATCGCCATCAGGGTCCAACACTTCAATATGAATATCACCGAGAAAATCATTCCACGGAGAACCGCCCGTGGTGTCGAGGACATACAAATCAGCAAACTGAAACTCCACCGCTGCTTCAGGATAAAGTTCCAAATTAGTAGCCCACGCATTTACCGTAAACTGAGTATCCACCGTGCTACCTGACATGATGTTTACGCCATCCAATCTAAGTTCATACGACCCGGCACTAGCGTCTATCGTCGTCTTGTATTCGATGTAGTGCCAACGACGATCCAGATGAATGTCAGCCCGTACGCGATCAATCTCGTCATTAGCAGAATCCCCAGCATACAAAACAAATTCCTGATTGCCATTCAGATAAACACTCTGCTGCCATTCAGCGTTTCCGCTAGTTATACCATCCACGTCTATGAGTCCGAAAATCATAACAGGCAAAAACGGAATGAGGTTTGGGGTCTCATCTATTCGAAACCTAAAGCCTAAAACTATCGATGTCATCCGGTCAGGTAATTGATATCCGGCATAAATATTCGTTGATGCCTCAGATAAAAAGCGCCCAGTCAACGGGTGCACATTATTAAGATCAGGCCCTGCGGTACCGCTCGACCACCGCAACCACATCTGCGTATTGAGCCGCCCATTAGCTTCAGACGATGCGTCAAATGTAGACATGCTATCCAGTAAAATTAGTGCCATCAGTTAACTCTCAATTGTGAATCCAAATTCTGCGGCATTTATCGCCGCTTCGTCCCATGCTGCCCCGCCATTAGGATCAACTTCATAAACTCCCTTTCCATCCGTAGGCATCATCCAACTAATCGACGCAGACTGAGAAGTTCCCTCAACTTCCGTGACATTACTCCGCGATAAAGTGCGCGCCATACGCACCCCAGCATCCGTCGTACGAAACATGGGCTTGACGTTGGCACAATAAATCGTATCCATCGTTAAAGTCAGATTGTCAAACGTGTACAGCTCGTCATCGCCTACTACTGACGACCACACATACGTCGTGTCGTCATCAGGATTGTTCCCGTCATCCACGGCTTCATAATTATTCAACCCACCCCCGACTCGCGTGAAGTTATTACGATTACCGTCACCATCGGGGTACAAGGTTTCTATGTAGCACGGCCCAAGCAAGTCATTATTAGTCAGCCCTGTCCCATCCAAGACATAAGCAAATGCACATCGGTATCCAGACTGCGCGTCGTTAATTGAACGAACTAATCCACATGACGCAACCGACCCTGCCTGTGTGTCTTGGCCAGTCAAGCTAATCCACGACTCACCATTCACCTCAAGATCAATCGTGCCAGTTGAAGCATGGACTAAAACCTTTGCTTCGATAAAATAATACACCCCATGAATAAAAGTCTGTGGGTACACCGACCGACCGACTTCCGTACCGGTACCATCCCGTGCCGACACTGAGCCATCTTGATTTAACCGAAATTCAACGTGCGGACTTTCACCCTCATTAAACGAAAGAAAAATCCCGTTCACTGAAAAAGGCAGAAGATCGAACATTCGCAAATGACCAAAAATCACAGTCGTAGATAACGGGATATAAAAATTTATTGATGTATTAGCCCCAGCCAAATCAAGCGAATTATTACTGGGCAGCACTGGGTCCGAACTCGCGACAACAGTGTACGAAGTTGCATCTATCATTTCACTACGCTGCAATTGTGCTTTCGTTGAGCAGTAATCAAATGCCGTTGTTCTTAAAACTGCCATAGTTTAGCTCTCTATCGTTACACCAAACTGAGCGCTGAGCAGACCGCCCTCAATCCACGCTGCTACGGTATCGGGGTCTTGCTCCCATACCTCATAGTACGTCCGCCACGACGGCCCTAGATACCAGTTAATCGATCCCTCGTACGTTACCCCACCACTGCGAACCGCTGAACGCATAACACGAGTACCAAGACCCCCAGCAATTCTGCACTTATACCCGACCTTCACCCCGTAAATCGTGTCAACAGTCTGAACCGGGGCAGGGTAATCGTACAAATCGGTGTGGCCCACCGTGGAAGACTCTACGTAACTGGTATCCTCATCCGGTGGTGTTTCATCAATCATTTCATAATTCGTAAGGCCAGACAAAGGCGAGAAGTCATTGGAGAATCCGTCACCGTCAGCAAACAATGTCTCGACCCAGCAATCTCCTAGATAATCATTATTCTCTGTCCCGTTACCGTCGAGCACATACAGATCATCCCACCAGTTATCAAGATGTGCCGAGCTGCCAACCAACTGAAAATAGTCTACGTTTACAGGGGACGCACCATTGTTTGTGTCTTGGCCCGTTGCCGACAACGACGTAGTCACTTCGTCAACCCTAACTTCATAAGTTCCAAGCGTATCGTGCACTCGAAACTTAAACTCAAAGTAATACCACTGGTCTTGAACCAGCCCTAATCCACTCGTAACAGCTAACTGCGTTGTGCCACGATCAACTGCCAGCTCTCCCCCAGTCACATAGCGAAAAACCAAATGCTCAGTAATACCCTGCAACACCCGGATAAGATCATGACTTGGATCATTTTGCCATCGATGAGCGAACCCAACTATGATTGTTTCACTGTTATCTAACTGGGGCAACGGATACCCCACATCCAAAGAACTTGACGTCAACTCCAACGCCTTCCCAGACCCAGATCGACCAGTCACATATACCGTAGTGGACGTGCTGCCACCAAGCATTTCGTTACGTATGTCATCGAAGCTATCGCCCTCATCGAACCCATCCATAAACAGCAAAGTCATCTAAGCATCCCGTGTCAAGGCCAGCGTGAAATACACGTTAGCAAGAGTTGCATCTGGAGTAACAGGGGCCTGAATCTCCAACAAGTCCCCACCTACAAAAGTCGTCTCAGATATGCCCACAAAAGTTGCCACCGTTCCCGAGATTGCAAACCGCAGAGTGCCGATGCTGCCACCATTTTTCTGCAAATCAAAATCGGTCTGCGCCGTAGCTGCGGTCTCTGCCTCAACTGATGAATTCGTTGCACCAGCCGGTAACGTAAGACTCGTAATACCAGACGGCATCGAAAAGCCAAGGCAACGTTCACTCACTCCCGGTGCACCATTTTTCCAAGACCCCACAACAAATGGTTGCGTTCCGCCTGCAACCGCTCCTGCTAGGGAAAGCGCAAGCACATTCGTGCCATCACAAACCACCAGTGCGACCGACCCTTGAGTAACGACCACGCCAGTACCCGCTGCCGTCTTCACAGTGACATCGAATGATCCTGTCGTGTTATTGATAATGATGTACGGCTTCTCAAAATCAGGCACTTCCAAATCACGATCACCGGTCAACGTACCAGTCAATAAGAATACAGCGTGCTCCATGCCCTCAGCCGTCGTGAGCGTCACGTTAGCGCCCGAAATCGTTACCGGATGGATCAGGGTATGCCCACCTTCTCCAGCCTCTAAGCGTTGATCTAATTCTAGGTACGTTTGACTTCCCAAAACAGCACTGAGTTGAGCATTCTGATTTACCGTATCGCCCCAGACAACCGGGGGCTGGGTGATTGTGGTAAACGTGCTCGGAGACGTAAACGCAATTGTATGAACAGCATCAGACGCTGTCGTATCAAAACTCCACGTGCCGAATGAATCGATGTGCGTGTAAAACGTGTCTGTCGCCTGCCCGGTAAAATCCAAAGTGATGCCGGGACTGAATGTTGTGACCGTGGCATTACTTGGTCTCCATACTGACCCAGCCGTAACATCCAGCACCGCACCGCCAGCGTCAGTCGCAAGGACTCCGCCAGCCGACAATCTACCAACCGAAGCTCCAAATACAGCAGTCGCAAATCCGGGGTAATTAACTACCGCTCCAGCAGACCCAACAAGAGACGCCTGAAGACTATCAATCGCCGACTTGATTATGGCGTAATTCGAATTGTGCTTTGAAATATAGTTGACGTCGCCAATCGCAAGAGTGTCAAGTGTAATGGTCATGCAAATATCTCCAACAAAACTCCGCCCTCAAATCGACCCATTGACCCGTAAGCTGTATATCCATAACCGTCGCCGAGTGTTGACAGCTCACCGTAATTCAAGGCCCGAATATAAAATGTTCGATCAATCGGTGTGTCGCTTGTGTACGTAGGCAACCCAAACTCAAAGTCTGGCACCGTCACTCCTACTTCAGTACGAGTACCCGGCATTACTTTTGAAAATCCAGACACCGTCCATCGCTGCGCCGTACGTGTGAGCGTGACTGGTTGCCCTATTTGAGCGTACCGCAAATCATTATTGCCTTGTGCTATAGCGACATCGTGCATCAAAAAATCTTCGCCGACATCTACATTGCACACGTATATTGAATTGCCTGCCTCATCCCCAAGCCACAGAACAGGGCGAGACGCAACCTTCCCTTCTATTGTGGTTTTTGCCCGATCAATATCGGCATCAATTATATTTGTAAGAATGCTGCCCATTACGATCTAAATCCTTTAAGGGTCAACGTCGCTGGTGAACCTCGGGTGAGATTCCTTTCGTAATCTGTAACGAATACCCGCGAGGTGTCAGGCAGCTCCACGATATCTCCCGGCTCAATACGTGGGTCATCAATAATTTGAGCATCCCAACTATTCTCCGACGCTATCCGGTACAACAATTCTCGAATCGCAACCTGCTGTGCGTGAGGCTCATCAAAAATCAAATCGTTCTCATCGGTCTGCTGAGCTTCCATCCAATTCGGTGCCGCGTTGTCAAAAGCAATCGTCGCATTCTGCGTATGCACGAAGTCAAACGGCTCACCAAAAATCTCATATTCCCCGGTACCAATGCTCATCATAATGAGCAGCAAAATACCCTCGGCTAGACCGCGAATAACTCGACCAACCGGAACTGTGACGCCGCCACTAGCAATAAAGCCCACCACGACTACCAAATCAGGATACCAATCAAGGATCAACATAACCGCCAATGCAATCGTAGCCAACGTAGGCACCCAATTATCGGTGACTACTAATATTTTCCCCTTAAACAAATCAAGCTGAGTGTAACTTTCCTCCGCAATATTCAACAGCGCATCATTCACCGACTGATGAATAACCATTCGTGTATTCTTAGCTCGTTGCTTTTCGTCCTCAGACCAAGACACTATTTCTCGCTGCTGCAACTGATAAAACCCTGCCGTAATTCCGGTCCTGTCTAATGACGTTTCTGCCTGTACGACTTCAGTCAGATTTCGATCAAGCCATTTAATCCGGTATCGCGAAATTGCTGGACGTGACTTGCCACCGAGAATGCGCTTCACTCTCTCTTGGGTCATTGCAATTGTTGCAATTCGATCTACTCTCCGATCATAAAATGTGATCTGCCCTTTCGCATTGGTGTAGGGCCAACGACCCATCGCCATACCAACCTTCTCAAGAATTGACCACGGTTGTTGCTCAACAAACTGGACATTCGAATGAGGAACTGCTTCACCACCCAACGGGATTACAAATTCATTCTCAGTAAGTCCTAGCTGCCGCAACACATCCTCGGCAACAGCGTTCAGCAACGTACCTTGTGGGTACCGACGTGTGGCTACTCTACCCTTACGCCAAATACCAACACCGTCACGACTACGCGCCGTAATACTGATCGTCCGATTTCCCCTTTCTTCATTGAAATTGTTTATCTCGTCAACGAAACCAATCCAAAGAATTGCACTGTGCTCAGAAATTCTAATCGAATCACCGACCTTTGGCTGGCTTGCAGTGAACATGCCAGTCCCGTCCCACGTCATAGTGACTCTACACTCAAACGCGCTATGTCTTGCTTGGGAAACAAAAGGTGTCAAGTCAAACGATGTACCCGTATCTTTGAGAACATCTATATAATCAACGGACTTATTATAAGTTTTGATCGTCACATTACGAGTAACGCTCGGGGCCGGTATTCTGGAAATATCTGTTCTCACGAGGCTGGCCCAACTATCTGGTAAACCATTGTCACTGGTAGATCAATCCAACCTTGAAGGCTTATATCAGTAAACATAAATCCACGTTGACCACCTACCTGCATATCTTTGATCACTACATCGAATCCATTCGCTGTCACGTAACTTGGCCACCACTGAATATAGTCCACTGTAGGGTCAGGGGGATTCTGGAAAAAACTGATCAAAACACGAAGCTGCGACATCGACATTGCAAGCCCACCCGGTGCAGTCCATATCTCTTTGCATTCCACGTCCTTGATGTTCCCCGCCCACAACGTGTTCTGACCAGAGCTAAGCGTTTTTGTGTTCTGCCAATCCGGCACAATAATCGCCTCACCATCCATATTGATCCACTGCTCTGGCAGGTAATCATAATCAAACGTGCCCAGCGTCGGGTGAATTAACCGACCTCTACCCTCTCCAGAAACCGCATTAGGAATTACTGCCACAGTAACTTCTGCTGTAGCCGAACTCTGGGCAGCGATTATGAACGCTGTGCTATTTGTGATGACTGCCACTACAAGTTCTCCTGCTGAGTCGTATCGATATACGTGTTGCCCTCTGAATCAACACCCAACAAATCATCCGGGTCAAGAGTCCACACTACCGTTTGACAGTATAGAACTTGCGATGCTGGAGCACCGCCCTCCCAATTATTGAATACCTTCAATTCATCGAATTTATTGGTCCCTGTCGTCGCTGTCGGTATTGCTTCATTCGCTGTGAAATCCACCAAGGCCCCAGCCCCTGCTGTTTCCAAATGCCGTGCCTGATCATCAACCAATTCCCAAAGCAGAATGCCATCAATCCAAAATCGTTGTGCTGCACTTGCCCCAACATCTGTGTTGTTCGAATAAAACTGAAAGAAATGCCACGTGTCTGCCGAGATTAACCCCGAGCTATCCGCTGTAAAATTATGGCGAGCGTCAGTCACCGTCTCATCAGGCCACGTCAACTCGTAACCTGTATGCGTAGAACCTGCACTATGCTTGAGCTTGATCGTTACGTAATTCGCCGTCTGATCGTTACCTAATCGAAACAACATCAAACCATTTGACGTTGTACTGAAATCGAATCCAGTCGGAAAATAGAACCAACCACCAAACCAGACTTGCCCGCCGAACAGCGTCTGAGCCGAAGTAGTTGGAACGATGTCTCCACCAAACGTACCGTCAGTCGGATTATCTGGCGTACCTGTCGTGCCCGAGGCAATGCCAATTTCGCATGACCTAACCTTGCCAATTTTTAGAATCGTGACGTCCGAATTGCACCCACGCGGCTGAGTCGTTCCCTGTTCCCAATCTACCTGCTCAGCGATAATTGTATTGACAGGTAGATTGGGTAGTGTGGGAAATTGATTAAAGTCCAAATCAATCTCTGGCGTCCAGACAGGAGGGCCATACCCACCTCCCGATCCCTCGCTCGGCTCAAACAAATCATCCGGTACAACTGCCGACACCGTAATCGTCTCGGCCCCGCCCGTAGCCAAGCCATCGTAAAATGCCTCAGCCCAACCGTCCACATCCGTGACCACCGTAACTGGAGCAACATCGCCCACACCTTCATCTGAGAACGTCACCTCTACGCCCGCCACGCCCTCTCCAGAGCTTCCAATCGCTTTGGTGAACACCTTGGTTACCGCGTTGACTCGCGGCTCTCTGACGGCCACTGGTTGCTGTAGGTGATGAACAATGGGCACTGGGCTAAACCCACGGATGTAAGTCTGCTCAACTCCGCCTGACTGTGGCTGCAAATCACAAATCAATAATCGATGGTTGTGCCGGTCATAGCCATACAGCCTTGACGTATCCACCGATCCCGCCAACTGAGGCCGATGCTTCGTCACGTGGACTATCTGATTGTTCAAATAGTTAAACGTAACTGCAACCCCAGTGCGATTGACAACCACGGCATACGGATTACCAATATCAAAAATTGATTGTGCTAGTCCACACGCATGTGTCGTTTCCCCAATCCGTGTCCAAGGATTATCGTTGTCATACGTCCTAACTTTGCCTTGCTGGGAATTACCATCAGGCGAAGTCACGTGTGAACATATCAATCGAGAAATCGGATCATAAAAAGATTCCGGCCCGCCCCCGTCACGATAGAACGCAGTAAATGGGTCGGTATCGTCATAGGCGGAAAATTTGAAAAGCGGTAAAGTGTCTGTAACCTGACCGCCCGGTTGGGTGCCGAACCGCAACCACACCGCCAAAAGATTAGTCCATATATATAAATTTCCGTCTCTGAATTCCCTTATAGCCGTAGTGTGGAGATACAAGCCAGAGGCACCTGTAACCGGCCCCTGCGATATCTGCTCACCAGTAGTACCGTCCCACCGAAACATATGCCACGTAATACTGCCACCGGCACTAGCACGAACTCGGCTAAACAAAGCCACAGCCACACCGCTGGGAGCATCATTCGTCTTATACGAAAAAATGCTGTACGTATTATCAGCCAGCTCACCGTTCACAAGATTGTCCAGTAAAGCAGGGGCACTAATAGGAACCGGCGTCGTATTGTATGTCTCTCGATAGCCCATCAGTACGTCACGCTCGCTTGAATCGTCGGGTTCACCCCACCCGTGAGCAATGTCCGGTATTGAATTTCAGCAACACCATCTTCGTCAGTCGTACTCTGCGGAGCTGTAGGCCCCAACAAATCCCCGTTGCCAACCGTAATACTCCAATCAACCAACCGGTCTGGTACCCCAGTACCAGCGTCATCCAGTAAAGTAGTCTGAATCGTGCTCACCCGCCCTTGCGTAATGGGGGTCAAAGCAATCGGTGCCGACAACGAATCAACTTCATTCTCATTCGACCAAATTCTCATTTCCTGATTGCCAGTGTTATCGTGCAACGAAATAAAAATATCGAACTTCGGTGAGTACAACACTGTCTCTGATGCTATTCCCAGAGTCTTACGGGGAAGTATCTCGGTCCTTCTCTGCCAATCGTAAGTTGCAATCGTACTAACCGAGTCATCGGTAGACAGATATATCAACCCATCCCGCCCCGGTATCATGCGATTCCAGATTCCAAGAGTGCCGAAGCCCGGATCAAATACGTACTCCGACACTAGATCGGCCTGTACTTCATCAAGAGCGCAAGACGCCATTTCTGCCTGTGAAAAAGTAGGCGCTGCCCACGTAAGCCATCGATCAGGCAACCTAAATAGACCCACGTACGACCAGTCATTCGCAACCGTAAACGCCTGCGCCTCTATCCACGATCCAGTCCACGGCTCCAAAGGGTACTCAGGTGTAGTCAAACCAAAACAAGCAATCGCGTTTTGAGTAATGTAATCGTAACCCATCTTGCCTAAGCCGGGAGTGTTCGCCTTCTTATTCCTTACGTAAAAAACACCGTCAAGATTGACCACAATCATCGACCCCGGCCCCGCCCGTGCACCATACCCAGAGACATTTGCAGCACCGATAATGCCATGATCATCCAGCCATATTGACGAAGCCTCTGTCAGCAACACGTCAAACCCAGCAGTATCATCATCATTTGGGTCAGCTGTGCAAACGATTGGCCCTTGCAAAAGTTTAAGTACCATACGTGACCTCAATCGTCTTCACGCCTTCCGTACCGGGAAAATATGTGTTGTAGGCTCGACCAAGAGAATCCGTCTGATTGCTGGCAACATCTAACGAACCGTCACCAACTGTTATGGCCCAACCCAAAGACTTATTAGGTTCTCCCACAAATACCAAATGCGAAGACGCGCTCAACTGCACCCGAGCCGGTGTCGCTGTCACCTCCGTAGCCCCAGCAGGTAAAACCTTGGGTAGCTGCGCCGGGGCACCGTCAGTACCAACTGCAACAAAATCAACTTCAATATCGTTAGAAAACCCAGCCCCAAATCCAGTCCACCCAACAGCCGTATGCGTGCCGTCAGTAGCTTCAAGGTTCCACGTACCGGGATTCTGATCGCCATAGGCCCACATCCGCCCTTTAATCGAGGTACCTTCCACCCGCAGCTGTGCCCAGTACCACGTGTTGATTACCAGTGTCGGCCCAGTCCACGTATCAATAATGGTTTCAACCCCAGCACTCCATTCAGAAAGCTCCCACTCAGTCCCCAATTGTGCGTCTCGGAGTGCGTAGCCATTCTCACTGCCACCAGCACCGCTGGCACGAGCACCCATAATAAAATTGTCATCGACATCAGGGCCTTCAATGTACTGAAACAATACAAGCATGTCCGTGTCCGCAGACTGATGCACCTGCAAATCAAGCCTGTCCCACGCAAGCAGTAGCCCAATCCCAGTGGCCACTTTACCTTCAACATACAACACATTTGGCCCGATATTATTCGTCGTCGATGTATCGAAATAAGCAAGCTGTGGCGTACCGTGTACCGCCCAACGTGGCGTCCAATCTGGTATTGCCCCATTTACTGACGCCAAAAGCGGGTCCGTCATTGTTTGTGCTAAATGTCCCATTATCTCGTCGCCAGTATCCTTCCAAATTCACGTTCCAGAACATCACGCATCATGGAATTTAACGCATCGTCACTTACATTCAAGACAAGTTCTGTCGGTTGCTGTGTTGCTGCCCGCTGTTGACCCGATGCACTCGCACCCGCCCTAAGTTGAGCCTGCGTTGGTGAAGTACCAACTGAACCGCCATCCGCAAACCGTCGTTTCGGAGGTTTCGTAATTGATAGTCGCCTAGATACATCCACGGGTTCTGCAATGCCACGGTTAATTGCCTCCATCATTTGTACGCCGTACTGCCTAACCGACGCAGCTTTCATCACATATTCACCATCAGAAAGCATTGCCGGAATCGAATCACTGGTGCTAGTTCCCGGCCCACGTACACTGCCCCCCGGCCCGCCTCTAGCCAACTCGGGCACGCTGTCCTCCAGCTCGGGCACACTACCCACCGGCCCGCCTCTAGCTAAGTGAGGCACGCTGCCCCCCGGTTCATGTGCACTACCCTCCGGTCTATCGCCTACCAGCTTGGATACACCGTCTTCCGCCAGTCCTGCGGCTCCTGCGGCTCCTGCGGCTTTCACCGGTACACCGTCTTCCAACTTGGGTACGCTGCCCCCACGAGCACGAGTATGAGTATGAGTATGAGTATGGGTACTGCTTACCGGCCCGCCGCTCGCCAGCTCACGTATTCTGCTTACCAGCCCACCGCTCGCCAGCTGGGCCACATTGCGGCTCGGTCCACCGCTTGCCAACTTCAATACCCCACCATCAGCCGCCTTAATAAATCCCCCTGTCGAGGGGGACGATATAAGACCGCCCTCAGAACTGCCCAAGAAACTAAACAACGAATCGACCAACCGCTTAGCCAACCGCTCTGCGATCAATCGCAGAATTGCTTTGCGTACACCCTGCACAAACTTTTCGAAGGCATCACTTAAACTACCGAAATTGTTCAATAAATCTTCGAAAAAGTCAGCAAGATTTGCTTCCAATAAAGTCTTAACACCCTGTTGAAATTCGGTCAGTTCGACCGTAGTGTTATCAAGAGTTAATTGCAATTCCTCCAAAAATCTCAGTAGCGCCGGGTCACCGGGGTCCAGTAACAACAATGCTTCAACTGCCGGAATCAATTCATCCCTAAGTGCACTGGCAGTAACGCGAGCAGCATCTGCAATTTTCTCCTGAGCCACAGCCTGCGAAATTGCACCGGCCTCAAGCCGTGCCGTCACCAAAGCAACCTGAGCGTCTTGATTAGCAATCAACCGCTCAAACGCTCTCTCGATCCCCTCGATACTGCCCTCGGCAATATCATCCGCGATTGCTTTGACCTGTGCTTCTGTTCGTATGCCAAGAGCCGTAAGCCGCCCAGTGATCGTTGTTTCTAACGTGTCAAACTCAAGCTCAAGTTGCTGTTTTCGAGCATCAGCCAAATTCAATGTTGCCTGCGAACTCGTTGCCGTCTCACTGCTAGACGCCGCATCTTGTGCAAGTTTCACTCGATCAATACCGGCTTCGATTACAGCGAGCTTTGCATCAGTAAGTTTACGGGCATTCTCAAGCTGCAACGCTGCAAGCTGTTTATCCGCCTCTAGTTGCCCGAGAACAATTCTTGATCGCGCATCCGCAAATTCCTGCTCATTGATTTCTCGCGCATCGAGCTGGCGTTGCAAGTCATCAGTAAGGGCTTCGTCCCCTGCCCGAATAGCATCAACATCCGCACGCGCCTGCGCCTCAGCCAACCTATTCTCAGCACCCGTTATCGATACCCTTGTTTTTGCCGCCGCTAATTTTTCTGCCGCAGACAGCTCAGCTGCTGCCGCCGACTCTTTATCCTTGGTTACCAAATCCTCAGCAAATAATGCTTGCTGTGCAACCGTCAATTTCTGGGCAAGAACCTGAATAATTTCCTTTTCTGTTTCAAGTTCTTTTACTTTGTTCTCTATCAAAATATTTTGTACACCGCCTATCACACTTCTCGCCGCAGACGCTGCCTTACTTATCACGCTCTCGTCGCCAAACACTGACTCTATCTGGAATCCAGTAACAGGCTCTTCTAGTTCTGCTCGCATATTCGCAATCGAACCAGTAAGCGCAACCACTTTTATTTCGGCCTCGTCCAGCTGTTCAAAATAAGATCGAATTCCTTCGATAGATACATCAACGTTTCCGATATTTATTTCAGATTTTTCTTTAAGTATGTCGAACTTATCTCCGACCTCTATGATCCGCGCTTCAAGCTCATCAACCTCGGCCTGCGCATCTTCAATATCAGACTCGGTCGTGAAAAGTTTCTGTAGAGGATTACCGACATCCTCCCTCAAAGTCAGCTGTTCTAATTTGTCTTTTGCCTCGTCCAGTTCTTTGTTTAATTGGTCAACGGCCCCCTCGGCAAGATCAAGAGCCTTAACTTTATCCAGCTCAGATAACGCTTCAAACGATTCGATAGAATCATCAACCGCTTCCGTCACTTCATCCATATCCGAAGCGAACGCAACCGCTGTTGAACTCAGCAACAGCAAACCAGTTACGATAAATCCAACCGGCCCCAGCATCGCCCTAGACGCGACAGTGAACACCCGCACAGCGGTTGTGGCCCTAGCCAAATTGATTCTTGCTAATCTCAAGCCACGATTAAAACCTGTGAGTGCCAGCTTTAAGACAGTGAACCCTTTACCCGCAACCAAAATCGTCGTAAACAATGCGGTCAACGCCACACCAAGCGCCGTGAGTGCCAACGTAACCTGTGCAATAGTTTGCGCCACTTCCGAAGTGGCTAGTAATTGCTGAAACGCAACAGCAAGATTTCCGATACCCACCACCATTGGTTCCAATATCGGAATAACCGCCTGACCAAGCTCAGTGAATGCGTTACTTATTCGCGTAAGCGCCGTTTCAAGTTGCACACCAAACGACTGTTGAACGATATCAGCCGCTCTTGCTGCCGCACCAGCCGCCTCTTCCTGATCCTTCAACGCCTGCGTAAATCTCTCAGCGGGTCCACCGCCAGCAGTGGTCAATTGTAGGATCGCTTGTACACCCTCAATTGATCCCAGCATCTTGATCATTTGGGCTTCGCTGCCCTTCGCTGCTTTCCTTATTTGATCAAATGTCTTTTGCAGACCCTGTTTAGCAATAGCCTCTGAGACGCTACCAAACTCACCAAGAGCCTCGGTTACTTCCGGGGTATCTCGGGCAAGGCCCTGCAACGCTGCACGAATCTGAGTGGTTGCCACGGATGTCGGCGTACCTGAAAGAGTGATCGTTTGGATCGCCGCATTCAGCTCGGTGAAGTCAACGCTTAATGCGTTTGCCAACGGAGCAGCTTGGAATAGGAAATTAGACAACTCATCGATAGTTGTCGCGCCGCCTTTAACCGTCGTGAACAGAGAATCCGCAACCCGAGCTGCTTCCGTCCCTTCCAGATTAAACGCATTCAATACAGACGCCAAACCTTTGGTCACTGTCTCGACATCCGCAACGCCTGCACGGGCCAACGTAAGAGCTATGGCGAGACGTTCGTTTGCATCGGCACCAGCCTCCGCTCCGGTCGATATAGTTTGATACAGGGCAGCTGCGACACGCGCACGGTCAACTCCGAACTCGTTTGACAGAGCAACTACTGACTTGCGTAACTCTTCGTTCGCTCTCGCAGACGGTGCAACCAACGTTTCAATCTCAGCAATCTGGGTTTGGAATTCCCCAGCCGCTTTTGCCGCCGCCAGAAACGGGGCTGCGATTGCCGTACCGATAGCAGCAAGTGCAAGGCCCGAACTTCTCAGCTCATTGAATTCTATCGCCGCATCAGCGGCTTGGTCTTCGGTATTTTTAAGTTCTCGGTTGAGACCTTTGACGCCCTTTTCAGTTTCCCCAACATCAACGTCTTCCAGCTCTTCGCCTGCCTTAGCAGCAGCCGAAAAGTTTTTCTTGAGCTTAGTGATTCCAGCCTGCGTTAGATCACGCAGTTTGATCAGAATGTTTAAGGTCGAGTCAGCCATTCGTCAGTTCCTTAATGTAAGCCTTGAAGCCTTTCTTGTCAGCCCAAGCAGCGGCTCTGACATTTATGGCGAACGCAGCCCGCTCAGCATCTACACGTATTCTTGCCAACTCGACTAAACTGATTAACCTCCTGATCGGATATCGGAGCACTTTTTCATAATCGTGACCATTGGCGATCAGGAATTCTGCTCCGGCTGCAAGTCCTTTAATCCACCGATCAAGGGATTCTGCACCTCGGCCAGACCCGTGTCGTTCAGCTTCCCGATGCTTTTGAGGATGCTTCCGGCCAGTTTTCCCAACGTCTCAATGTCCAGTGAAGACAAGTCCCATACCTCCTGAATGGCACGGAGCTGCACGCCTACCGGTAATTTTCTGACCTGTTCCTCAAGATCATGCTCGTCAGCAGCGTACGCTATAGCTGCCGCCACAAATTGCGGGAACTCTTTCAATAAAATTTCAAAATCCGCCCCCGCTTCCGCACCAAACATTGCCTTCAATGCGTCCGTGTGGTTTTCCAGTAGCAACACAACATCCTCTAGTGAAAGCCCGCGCACCTGAAAATTCTGGTCCCCCGGACATTCAATCTCAACCTTTCGATCTACAAGGTCTCTTAAACTCATTTCTCAACTCCCGTCTCTATTAAAACTAGGGGGACGTCCAATTGATTGGACAATCCCCCCAATCAATCACCCGCTTACGTTATTGTCGGGGCTTGCGTGATCTGGAAAAACTTCGATCCAACTGCCCGCGTTGCATCCGATAGCGCGTTACCCTCAACGGCCATCTGTGCAATCTCGTCATTGATCAAAGCCAGCTCGGCCAACGGTGTGATTTCCATCTTAAAGATATCAACCGTAACCGGGTTATCCAAGTCCGCCGTGTTCAACCCGTGGAACCGTGCCCAGCGAGTCGGATTCGCCGACACTGTCAAAGCGTCAACGGTCTCCTGAGCCACGTACGTGTAATCCGCCAACAGAGCCTGACCCTCGGTGATCGTACCCGTGCCTATGGGCCTGAACGCGCCTGCCGAAGCATCGAGTTCATAGTCGGTGTCGAGTACATACGTCACAATTGCGCCGACATTTGTCAGCACAAAAGCCGCAACCTGAATGAAATCAAGCGGCGTCCACAGATCGATATAACCAGTTACCGCTTCGTCAGTCACGGTGCCTGCTATCACGTCAGCAGACGTACCCTTCAGGGAAATGGCCAAGTTCTCGGACTCAATCGATTCCATCGTCATGTTGACTGCGACACTAATCTCGGTGATCAGCGTCAAGTCAACGGCTCGCTGGCCTGACTGGGATTCTTTGTGCTCAAACTCTGATATTTCATTACCGATAGTCAACGCGCTAACGTTTCCCACAGCTCTGAAACCCGAATTCGGCTCACCGGTCGTACCGTCTTTTGTTGCCAGCAACAGCACACCCTGACCGGAGAGGTAATTACTGGATTTTTCAGCAGTAGTCATTTGCTTCTCCTAAAAGTTTTGACTCCAAGTCAGGCCACATGGCCGACCGGGTGTTAATCATCGTCCACTTCGGACGACGTTTCTTCATCAGCCTCAACGGCTTCCTCTTCGGATTCAGTCTCTTCAACTGACCCCAACTCAACCGGCGTTTCTTCCGGGTTCTCTCTGTCAATGACGCCAACTTTCTTGGCGGCACCTCTTCGAATCAATTTATCAGCTCGCGATACCTGAGCGGCGAACCTGTCGCCCTTCGTGTAGTGCACGCCTCCCGCAGTCAAACTCTCAACCACGCATTCCATTTCAACGTCTAACGACATTTTAATTCTCCGCTTTGGTCGGTATCTTACCGCCACCAGTTCGTCACGTCAGCAACACAGTGGTTTCCCACCGCTGCACGTACGCAATTACACCCTCACTAAGTTGAGCCGGGGTCTCCATCACAAAAACCCAGAATCTATTCGCCTGCACTACCGGAACCTGATTAGCCCCTGTCCCTGTTAATGGTTTCGTCAGCTTGATTGCGTCCCGAATCTGTTCCAAAAATTCGGTTGTGTTCATTTTCACACCAGTTGCCTTGCTGATTTTTTCAACGCATTGCTGCCCGCCGATAATATAAATATCGATAGTCACAGTCGCAGCCAAGCCATGATGTCCTTGCTTACGCTCGCCTGCCCCGTGGCCCTTCATGTTGTTGTACACGACACCAATAGCAGGTACGCCGATCTTCGACTGCTCAGAAAGCAAATCATCGCCATCAAACATATAGATAATTTTATCTTTGATCGCAGTGATAGTCTGCATTTTCACAGTCAGATCAGTAATCAATTCGCTGATAATATCGTGAGCCATATCAATTCTTTTTCGCAATGCGCTCCAGAATAGCTGCCGCAATAATCGAAGCAGTGTCAGCGTCGTCTCGGGTCACACCCATAAACGGCCTCTCGATTTCGCCGCCTTCACCAAAATGATGCTTAGCAGCATACGGAACATCAGTCGCAATCTCACCAACAGTGTCTGTCTTGCGAGCAAATTGAATTGAGTGGAATAGGGCACCCGTGTCAAACAAAGTACCACCACCTTCGCCAGATTCTTTTCTTCGTAGGCCGAACGTTGATGGAATCCACGGCTTGCCTTCCGGGTCTTGCTCGTCAAGGAAGTGTTTGCGTATGCGATCAAGAGTCGAAGCGCCGACCGCATCCGTAATAGTCTGTTTAGTACGCTGAGAGTCAGTCATCAAATCGAGTTTTTTGAATAGATCAGTCAGACCAACAAACGTAATTTCTATATCACGTGCCATTAGCTCATCGGCTTCAGTGCAGACGGCAAATACCGGATGTATCGATTCACCAAACCTTCAATAGAAATACAACAACCGAGCGCATTTTTATCGGAGTCATCGCACGGCACACCATTATCGAAAATGGCTTTCGAAATAATCTGTGCAGCTTCCGTCAGCCAGTCTGGTGTGTTTTCGTAGATAGTGCCGAACGAATCAGCTACCGCAGTGAACCCGGCATCATAGGTCACCGACAGAAAATACCTGTCGCCGGAAACTATCTGCAACGTGCCACTCAATACCTGATCAGTTCCGGTAATCAAGACCGTACCCTTGCTCTGATCGAGCACAACGAAATCATTATTGATAGCAGTAGCCGCAGCAAGATCACCGAGCTGTGTTGCATTTTTGATTGATAGAGCCGCAGTTGCCGTGATGACAAACCCCTGACTCAAATAGAAGCGCGGGAATTCCCCGACGAAAGGGAACTCCCCGGTGTCCACGTAGTACGTGTCCGTGATTGCTAGATTTTGATCAAACTCCGTACGGATGATCGAAATAAGATGCAGCGTTGCCGCTTCAATAGACGCCTGAGCCTTTGCGGTTACTTCATCCGCAAGGTTCTCAACATCCCCTAGACCTGCGCGAATCGCGAAGTCTTCAACTGATACCAACTTAGCGACCATGCTGCCCTCATACGGTTACTGCTTCCTCATCCTCGTCGGCGTCATCATTCTCACCGTCGTCTTCCTCACCGTCTTCATTCACAGCCGAGGGACTATCGTCATCGTCTGCCGGATCGGGATCAGTATCGGGACCGTCAACCTTGTTATCGTCATCTTCGACAACAGGAGTCGGCACGCCGCCCTTATTGATAGATTTTTTCGGAGCCTCAAACGCCGGAGCGTTATCGTCGGCAGCACGTCGGAAGTAAAACACGTTCCGTTCGTTGTTCTGCGCCAGCAAATGCTTTGCAGCTTTTTTAGAGACTTCGTAAACAACGCCCCGGTTGTACACCTTGCCGCTGTGTACATAAGTCTTCGACAACATAAGTTCGATCTTCACCGCTTTCTCCCGTTATTAACGCAAGGGGGGACTACGCCCCCCACTCACGTTGGATACTAGCCGATGACGGCAGCGTCCGCCACATCCACGTTGCCGTGGACAACGATACTGACCGTACTGGTCGCAGCCCAGTCCACCAGACCCGCGTTGTCGAGCAGTACCAGATTGTTCACCCGGTCCAGCGTTATCACGCCATCCCATGCTTCAACCAGACCGTCAGCCGTTGTGGTCACGTAAACCGAGGCACCTGTCGGTTCGAAGTTAAGATGCACAACCAGCAGACCAGCCGTTACTTCCTCAGCAGTCGGGACTCGCCCTTCATGCAGGCTAATGTTCGCGTTTGCATTTCGACCGTTGTACGTCGGCGTCGCGCTCCACGTATGGTTCGCATGGGCCTCTGCAAGCGTTACCGCACGAGAGCCACCCACCGTCGAGAACAGATACCCTGTCGTAGCGTTAACAGCAACAAAGCGCCAGCTCGGATTCTTGATTTTCGGTTGCCCGACAACCACGTTGCCGAAAGCGTTCGACGGAATGTCCAAATGCAAAGGACCGCGACCCACCAGAGTGTTCTGACCAACAATCGCTGCCAGTGCTGCCAAACCTGCAACAGCTGTTACCGCAACACTCGGAACAACGATGTGACCGGCTACCAGAGCCGTCGCTTCCTGAATCTCAATCGGATCAGTGCCTGTAGCGTGAGCCACAATGGTTGTACCAGCAACACCGCGATAGAACCCAACCGTATCGGTTGCCCCGGTTACCACGCTCGTCACGAGCGCAATTTCCAGTTCGACGGCAACGTAATCACCAACCGTCAACAGGCCAGTCGTGATACCTGTCTGCACAACTTCCTGATCGGTGTTATTCCAGAACGTCAGGATGTCATCGAGGGAGTCGGTGGACAAATCGACAATCGCGTAAATGTCGTCATCACCAGCCGCAGCTGTGCCAATAGTGAAAAACTCGCGATCAACGAATACGCCGGTCGATACAAATGCGGCCATGTCAGGTTGCCCCTGCCCCATAGCCATACCAGCGAGCATGTGTGCTGCACCTTTATTGGTGTGCACGTCGAGAAAATTAAATGGATTTTTCGTAGGCATATCGGTCTCCTATTACGCCCCTTCACTTATCAGGCACCACGCCCAATACATTTTTTGTCCAACCAATTGGACAGGACTGAAACTAAGAGCCTCGGGGGCGAGGGTGAACAAACCCCCAAGGCAACTCAGGTTACTGCTTAGCCGATGTTCGTGTACTTAACAGTGGCTTCCTCTTCCTCGTACTTGAAGTCCATCCGCATCGTCAAGACAATGATATACACACGAGCACTGATGTCTTTATCAGTCTCAATATGGATGTCCCTCTGGATGCCGAAAATCATATTCAGCGGATTGGTCGTTAAACCATTCGACGCTGGCATGAGGCTGGCAGGATCGACCGCGACGCCGAACCCGAACACTGGTGATGTGCCCTGAATCTGCGCGTCTCCCAAAGCCGTCTCACGATTCGCAAGCGAGTCGCGATAAGCAATTTCGTTATCCACTGAACAGAAGTGGCGCATCGCAGCACGGTTGCGAAGGTACTGATCAGGCATCGCCTGAAGACCTTGCTTCCATGTGTCCTTACTGATTTCAGCACCAGCAACGTCCACAACATTGGTAGTGGACTGAATCAGCCAGCCATCGAGCAATGCAAGGAACGGATCGCCTGATCCGACGTCTCCGAGCAACGCCAGCTCTTCAAGGTCAAGCGCAGCACGCTCGGCAATGAGAGTCATGATCGTGTCACGGATACCGCCAGACGTCGGCGTACCATTCGTGTCGGTGTGCATACCGATATTGCCGCGCTCGATATTGTCTTCGATAACGTCATACGGCAACCGCACTTCTGCGATTACTTCAGACGTTGCCAGCAAGACCTGCTCGGTCGTCGGGGCTGATCGATCACCCACCACGAGAGGTGTGTTCGAAACAGCAGGGTGCAAGATTCGACTGGAAAACTGAATCTTGTTGATCTGCCGCTGCGGACTCGACATCGTCACGACACGCGATTGATTGAGGATTGTAGGCTGAACGAGCAGCTTACGAATAAACTGGTTCGACTGTTCGTCGTTCAGTAGGCCACCGCTTGATAGATCGCCAACCGACCAGTCCGCTTTTTGCATCAAGTCTTTGTTGTCCATTTCAACTCCAAGTTTTCTGAGAATATAACCGTTGGTCGGAAGAATTACGCAGCGCTTTCGATATCGCCTGCAATCCTATCCAGCGAAGTTCCGCCCCAGAACTTTTCGTCCGAGGCTTCGCCTTTTGAACGATGGGTGCCAAGACTCTGGTCGGCGTTATCGCCGCCATCACTATTTGACGGAACAGTACCCTTAACAGCTTTAGTCGCTTTCTCCGCAGCCTCCGCAGTCGCATCAACCTTCTCGGTCAACTTGTCCTGCTTCGATTTTAGATCGGCAACTTCAGTCCGTACTCCGCTTACAGCCTCCAGAACTGGGGCCAGTGCTGCTTTGATAATCGCAGCAATGTCCTGTTCACTCTCATCACTCTTCTCAGTTGACTTATCGTCATCCGATGCACTTTCGTCTTTCTTGTCGTCTGACTTCGAAGCGGTATCGCCTGCTTTGTCGTCAATGTCCAAATCCTCGATGTGGACGCTCTTCAATTTCTTGCGGTCCTCATCGGTTAGTCCGCCGTCTTTCTGGACCGCCTCACCAGCGTCGTCGCCTGCGGCTGCGTCGCCCGCACCGCCTGCGTCCGCGTCACCGGCATCAGCGTCCGCGTCACCGGCAGCATCGGCGTCATCAGCCGCCGCGCTGTCTCCGGCGTCATCGGCACCATCGTCTGCTCCGGCGTCAGCATCATCTTTACCAGCTTCGTCGTCCCCGGCATCAGCGTCTCCAGCGTCATCGCCTGCATCTGCCTGCGAATCAGCTTCGCCGGGTGCAGGAGTTTCCAGTTCCATTTCGTCAATCTTAAATGCCACTTCCGGCAAACCATCAACGAAGCTGAGGACATGATTGGTGTACGCATTTAACAACGTACCGATACCATTACGTGCAGCCGTCTGATCCTCGGCAGTACGCAGTACATTCCGCATCGTCTCCATCATTACATCCGTCGCCACATGGACACCCGGAAGGAATGCCCCTTGGCTAAAATTCTCAGCAAAATCAGTACCTTCGGGAAAAGGATCGAACTGTTTCTTAACCTGCTCAGAGGCATTCAGAAACAACCCACCCATTTCGTTGAGCTTGATCAGAACCACCTGATCTTCCTCAAAGTCGCACTGCTTCAGGATAACCACGTCATCTTTCTCAACGCGATCATCAATCTTCAGGCCCAACTCTTTTAGCTTGGGGCCAAACTCTGCTTCGTGTTTCTGTTGAACCACGATGCCCGCGAGTACGCAGCCGGTAGCCTTTGACTCGGCACCGTCCTGCTTAAACATTCTTGTCAAATTGATCATCAAGCTGCCCTCCACTGGGTCATCTGCTTTCATTACTCGAAACGGAATCCTACTGGCTGGTCGAGTGACCAACGAAATGAAATTGACATCTGCGTCTTCCATCGCGTTTGCCTTCACTTTGATGCGTCGTGTTGTCATGCTGCCCTTTCACTTACCACGTTCACTTCCTCAGCAATGCTATATCGGTGCGTGTGCCCGTCCGCCGCTTCAGTCACGGTGCCTCGTTGAATCTTGTGGCTATGCCCAGCATTCGTCGCCGTACTGCCTCCGAGAAAATTACCCTCATCGTCAAACTTCACCGTGTACCGGTGTGTATGACCATCGGCTTCGACGGTAACACCTCCGAGAACGTCTGGCACCTCAATCTCGATGACTTTTTCTTTCATGTGTACAAGGGCTTCCATCGAGAAACCGTTAATCTCGCCCGACTTGATAGCCTCCCACATGCCAGCATCAGGCACGTGCATCCCAATAACCCACGCCTCGGGAATGTAGATAACGTCATCTTCGCGAGCAATAAACGACTCCACGACAGTAGACCCATTCAGATTATTGTCATGGTTTGTATCGCATTGATCAAGAATTTGCTTGGTCATAAAGAGGTGAGCCATCTTGCGAACCTCAACCGGAGTCATAAATTCGCCGTGGACATCGGGGACATTCGGAGCGTACACCTCGCCATAAACGATTTGCAGCTCGTCGTCCGTTTTGCGGATCAAGCATTCCATGAGACTGGATGCTAAGACCTCCAACTACTCTTTGCAAATAATTGGACTAGATTATTCGAATCGTTTTGCTCGCCAACCAACGGTTGCCAGCTCGATTGCCTCTTCATCCGTGGGCACGGGATCGATGGTTTTCAGATCGAATTTGTAGCCCATGAAATTATCCCGAATGAAATCGTTGTCGTGAATCACCCACTCTCCCGCTTCAGGATCGAAGCGCCGGAACTCATTGACAGGGGGCTTCGCCGCAGTATCGTACTCCCAGCGGAACAACAGGAACGGGGCCTCGGAATGCTTCGACAGCATGTACCGTACCTGCTTGATTCTCTTTTTTGTGACTATGTCTGTCATCCGCTCGGTCCATTAAATTCCGCAATTAGCCCATCCATGAATTCCATAAAGTCTGGTCTCGTAATCCCCTCGGCGTTTTCGACCATTTCAGCAAACATCGCTTTAGCTGTGGGATCGTTTGGATTCATTTCCCGCCACACTACGTAAATGTCATGATTGATTTTCTTTACTTCTATAGAGATTGGGGTGTGAAACTGGACTTCAATCTGCAACCCTTGCGGCGTTATCAGGTTGACATTTACGCCCTTATACTCCGGGCGCGAATCCCACGTGGATTCGAAGGAAGCGTTTTTGTAGCCCAAGTTTCTGAACCTTTCCATCACAGCCCGAATATCATTTACGTAATCCTCCGGCTCAGCCAGAAACGTGTACCGCAATGAGTCCGATATTCTCGCTGCCGCTTGCTCTTCAGTGACCCCGTACTTTTCCATCTGATTGCGAATCTTGCGCCTCGTGGACTTCAAATCCTTCAAGCGGTTATAGATCAACGTTCCGTCTTCAATCGTTACAAGCCCATCGATACCGGGAAACTGCATTTCTTTAGAAGGAAAATCCATATCCAGTTCATCAGCCAGTCGAACCACGTCTCCAGTAACCGTGCTATCAGACTCCCTCGCCAGTGCGACCATATCCCTTGCCAATGCAGCGACTAATTTTTCCTGCTCTGCGGGGGTAAACTCTTCACCCGGCAGCTCTACTATATTTTCATTGATCGGTGTGACGTCGGCTGGCTGAGTCACCGTAACCGTTCCCGCTTTCACAATCACGCCCCGACACAATGGGTGAAATGGTGGCGTATCCCAACCCTTATCCTGAACCTGAGATTTCGTCATCTGAGCAAGCTGGGCAACAGACTTCTCATCCTGCTTCGGCCAAGGAGCCACAGATTTCATGTCATCAGGATTCGTTGTGGACATCCAGTTTTCCAGCTTGGCCTGCGCCTGCGGAACATCGAACGTGCGCCCGTGCATAGTCCGACATACTGGACAGGTCCGCCCATCGAGACGTTCATTGATCTGGAATTTACTGATACCTCTTGAAGTCGCCTCTACGGTGTACCCCCAGCTGGCCAGTCGTGACGTATGCAAACTTGAACCGATATCAATAAACGACTTCCCATTTTGGTTAACGCTACTGACAAACTCTTGCGGAAACCCCGGCGTTGCATCTTTTTTAACCGTCGCATCTTGCTGATCCGCCCGCTCACGTCCCAACATTTCAACAGCCAACCGGCACACAGACTGGGTCGCGTTTTCTTCCATCATAATGACCAGATTATTCGCCGCCAGCTTTATCTCTTCCGGCCTGCCAGTCTCCATGAATATAGATTTTCTCGGGTCACGGCTTAACCGGCTGGCCCCAAACAACACCGCTTGCATACCAATAAATTCAGCAAACCTACGGTTGTCTTCCGCCGCTTTGGCCAGACTAAACCCTTCACACAGATCAACAGCCGCAGCGAAATCGCCTGCGTTTACCAGCTCAAGCACTTCTCGGGTAAGGGTGGCAATATCACCGCGCCACGAATTTTGGATTCGGTTGCTGAGTGATTGTTCTAAGACTAAAAAACTTTTAATGCTGACAGTCATCGGGACGCTCAGCTATAGAACTGGCAGCTCCGACAAGTTCAACAGCCCCGATCATGTCATGATCCACAGCGGACATCATTTTCAGAGTGCAATACCCATCAAACCGTTGTCGCGTAACTGCATCCATCCGTTCAATAGTGGTCCGCATTAACTCAGTTTCGGTTGCGGATACTTCGTTAGTCAACTGTGCTCGGCACCATTGGCCAACCAAGTCCATCATATCGAACGTATCCATCGCTTCCTTGCGCGACGGGGGGGTCGCTGGCTGCGAGGTGTTAGGCGGATTCTCAACGCCTGCCGTGAGTGCTGGCGCTGGCTCACCGACCGGTGCCACTATAACCGGAGGTTCAGGCTCTTCCGGCTCGCTGTCATCTGGTACCAGTGTCATACCAACAATCTCATTGACTGCTCCGACTCTGGTCTCTCTCGACAAGTCTTCGGCCACGATACCCAGCGCTTCCAACTTGGTCTGCACGTCATCAACCGTCAACGGTAGTGACCTGAAAATAAACTCACCTTCAGGGTCCAGTTCGCGCATGATCGTGTTGTTGATTATCTCATCGAACTCATCGCGCTCTGGTTGAAACACTTGCGCCTCGGTCACCGTGTAACTGGCAAACGCAGTTGCGAAACTGTAGTCCTGCGCTTTGCCCACAAAGATAGGGGGCAAGCGGAATGACGAACGCACACGCTCTTCACATCGAGCATCGTAATTCTCAAACATCGAATCCTGAATACGCTCAGAACCAAAACGCTCTACCGTCACACGCACGGTACCGGGCTTATCCAATGAGCCTCCCGACGCAGCCACTTCGACAATGCCTGCCCGGTGATAGCTCGATCCCTTGCCCGACATATATTGCTGCAACTGCTTACGCACTTCGGGGGTCAACTCACCGCCCTGAATGATAATCAGCGCCGGAGGCAAGCCGCCGCTATTAAAGAAATCCAGATTCAACTCTTCGGCTTTACGGCTACCCAGTACGCTCGGAATCTGATTGATCCAACGTGGCACACCGTAAGGAGTTTTCGCATCCTCATACACTGTGAAATACAGCACTTCGGTTGCCCGGTCTTTTATGTCCAGCTTTTCCTCACTCCATTCCCCGGTGAGTCTATTCAGCTCGCGGCTCGCGCCGTACTCTTTGAAGTAAATCACCCGCTTGCTAATGATCTGAGCGAACCGCCGCTCTCGAACATTCATCACAACTTCCATTTCCTGACCGTCGCGCTGCACTTTCTGCTCAACCAATACGGGTTCATCCAGCTTCACCAGCCGCATTTGATGCGCCGGGATATGCTTCAGAAACATCAGCTCACCATCGATTGAACGCAGCACTTCCATGAATGCGTAGCCGACCTGCTCCAGATCGCGCCGGGTCTCGCGCCTCAATGTGGTGAATGACGTGCGGGGAAACGGTTCCTTGAACCAGTCTTCCAGCTTTTCTTTCTCTGGATCATTTTTAGGTTCGTCGTTCTCTTCGGCTTCATCATCCCTTTCTATTTCCCAGCCGGTGCCATCGATATTGACTTCCATTGCAGCAATCATCTGGCCCAGCGTATTATTGCGCTGGCACAGCATGGTCAATTGCTGGGGCTGAAACGGGGGGCGCAGCACTTGCGCCTCGGGATCATTCTTACGGGGGTCGAAAAAGAATGCTTCAAACGCATCGTCTTTTTCCAACTGACTACCAGCCAGCACTGCCTTATCCTGCTTCGACACGGTACCGGTTTTTACAACGGTCATGTGCGATGCAGGATCGCCCTGCACACCCATCGCGTTACCGAGAGACACGACTTTAGTACTCGGCCCCTCTCCATCACCCTTGTATATGATTGACATGCGTCCGTCCAATTGATTGGATAGAGCGCATCATACAACGTTCATTCAAAAACGTGCAATTTTTAGAACTTATTGGGTTCTTTTGCCGTTTTTTGATTCAATTCGGATGCTAATGACAACGCCATGAATTGCTTACTCAGCTCGGTGACCTCCTTTTTGAGCACTTCGAACGGGGATGGTCCGAGCAATTCAGTGTCCTCAACTCCCGCTTCGGCAAGCGTCATACCGGCTTCCATAAAGTACCTGCACATTTCTTGCAGCGAGTGAATGTGTTCCCTCATCGAATCAACATGGGCCTCACCAGTCTGAACTCCCTTCGGCCTCATCCCGGCGCTCCACATTTCCTGCATCAACGTATCGGCCTGATCGTAATCCAGACTCAACGTTGGATCACCGGGGCTGTACATCGCGCCCGCCTCAACCGTAATTTCCTCGACCTCCTTAAAGCGCCGATGAAACGATTCACCATTGACGCCCTCGCCCATCCAGTAAAAATCAATTTGCTGCGACATGATGTTTCGATTTACGAACCATCGCCACGTTTTGTTGTGTTGAAACTTCATATAGATTCTCTCAAATCAGGGGATACCAAGGGTAGGGGTACTTCATTTTAACGCAGGAGGCGCGCTCTCAGTGCCCCGTTTCAGGGCCAACCCCGTGTAATTACTAGGATTTTGGCGATATCGTTCACAATCCTCTTTGAACGCTTCGAAGTGCGGCAACGCCTCTTTACGATTCTCCACCCAAATACTTGCCTTGTGAAACGGGTAATCGTGATTCGAATAAAACGTCACTTTCATTTTCGTGTCCGACTGCCTGCGCATTACCATCCTGCCAATAAAATACATCGGCAACTTTTTCTTGCGCTTACTCATTCAGAGTTTCGTGAGCTGTCCTCAAATGAACCAACGTAACTTCGTGTAACGGTGCGCCACTGGTATGTGCCAACGCAAACGGCAACAGCGCCTGACTCAATTCCTGATTACGAGAAATAAGGTCAGCCATTTTGTTCACCGCGTTTGCTGCTTGACTCTCCAGCTCGCCACGTAACATAGTGATTTCACCCTCCAGTATCTTTTTTGTTCCGAGTGGGTGCGTTTCAAAATCCAGATCGCCGCTCATATAAACCCCTTTTCTGTTGCCACACTATCGTACAACTCAATCTTCGCACTGCATCCCGGCTCCAGATCATCCTCCTGATCCAACACCTGACTCAACGGAATCCAGACCCGCTCGGTTTCAAACTCGACCAGCACCGCTTTCTCAGTCCGGTGCACCACGTGTATATCAATCCAGTGCGTCATCATAATGGTAACTTCACAGTCTCTGCCAAATTGTTTAATCCGAACTCTACATCAACCGGGAAATCCAACTGCGGTTTCCAACCGAATGCCCCCAACGGTAAATTCTCCATGACCTCTTTGATACGCCCAGCCCATTCCATATACTCATCCTCGGGCACGTAAAAACTCAAGCTGTCATGCGTGAACCCAAACATCCAAAGGTCTGGGTAACGCTTGTCCAGCTCTGCCATTGCCAGCAAACCCATGTCTGTCAACGTGGCCTGCACTCCAGTGTTCACTGCCTGCCGTTCACTCTGTGCCCGGATATCCTGCGCCCATGATTTGATCAATGGCAAATGTCTGATTCGACCCAGCGGAGACTCAATGTATTTATGCTTACGGGCAAACGCTTTGGTCTCGTCATGCCACGGATGCAGCCGATCATACAGCCCAAAAAACGATTCTATGAATGCGTATGCTTCTTTGAGAGTCAGCGTCACCCCAAAAGATTTCTGTGCATAGTCCACAAAACCTTCCGCGCCCATCGTATAAATCAATCCGAAGTTTCCAGCTTTGCCCCCCTGCCTGATATCAGCAATTGCCGGGTGTTTGATCGAAACCATTTCCATTGCTTCGGCCAGCTCCAGCCCATTCAACTGGGCACCGGTTTTCAAATGTAGATCGACGCCATCCTTGTACGATTGAATCATCGTCGGCTCATCAGCAATGCAGGCCACGATCCGTAACTCGCCCTGAGAGAAATCGACGTCCAGAATCACATAGCCTTCAGGCGGCACGTACACGCTTCTAAGCGGCTTTGCCCAGTCGGTATGCTTGGGTATCGTTTGGTACGCAGGTTCCTTTACAGACGTTCTCCCGGTACGTCCGCCGCTGTCATCAGCCTTTGTATCGTCGCCATGAAACAATCCACGAAAAAGCATATAGCTCGGGTGGAAACGGTCATCTGATCGCACGTGTTTCATGAACCCATCGATGTACGTGCTCTTAGTTTTGCTCGCCTTACTAAATTCCAGTAGCGCCGCAATGAATGGCCCAGCTGTTTTGTGTGTCTTGAACAATTCGAAGTGCGCCGCAGCTGTGCTCGGCTTGCCGGTCTTCGGCGTCATTATCTTTGGGGTGAGATTCAATCCCTGCCGAGTGAACAGAAAATCGGATACGATCTTTGGGCGACTGGGTCTCAGGTCTCGATAATGTTTATGCCGCAACGTGTACGGCAACATTTCAATCATAGCTTCCTGATTCGTTTCCAGAACCTGACTCACTTCCTCATCAAGTTCGTGGTACCGCTTCATGTCCACTACCATGCCGCGTTGTTCCATCTTGCGCACCGCATGTTGTGCCGGGTGCAGCAGCTTCTGATAGAACCGCAACAGCCGTGGTTGCTTGATCAACTGGCCACGCATCTTTTGTGCTACCTGAAGGCCAGCATCGGTATCGCCCCCAGCGTATTGAATGATGTCCGACTTCGGCACCAAATCCATTCGCGACTTATCGTACTTACGATTGAATTCGTCGTCATACCCGCCCATGCCCGTGTAAACTTTCGTGTGCAGGTTCAGGCTGTTGCTGCGGTTCTCTTGCAGCAACGATCCGACCAGTGTGGTGTCCAGTTTGAACGCACTGAAATCGTGAATGTCCCACTTACGCTCCAACCATAACGCATCGTATTTGAAATTCGCGCCGTACAATTTAACCTCATTGCTAGAGCACAAGTAATCCAGCCACACCAATTCCTGCGCATCAGGCCAGCCAGCCTTATCGAAATACATGACGTAAGATTCACTCGGTGTAATCGTCAAACTCACTGCGACTATGTAAGCATCCGGGTCCATGTAATCCGTACCGACTGTTTCCAAATCAAGCGATATCGGTACTGCCTTACCAGACAATTTGTAAGCTGCCTGAATCGTCTTCACGGGTTCCGCGAAACTCGTAACCTCTTTGTACACTCCGACAACCGGGTTCAATGTTCCCTCGGTCATCAAGCGCATCGCGAGTTTCATATCCCAGAAGATTTCAGGACGTCTGGCGTAATCAAAAAAGGCCAGACTCGCGTCCCACGTCACGAGATACTGACCTGTATCTTTGCCAAGAATCACCCCACGCATACTGGTGATCGCTCGATTCTTCGGGGCGAACCCACGGGTCGCGAGTTCCTTGAGATTGTCTTTTCCGAATGCGAGACACACGTCTTTCGTCCCCATCTTTGTCGGAAACTTAGACACGCATTTATAAATGACCCCGGATTTTATAAGCCGGGGCCTGACTAATTCTTTGAACGATTTGTCGTCGTAGTTAGCCCACGCTATTAGGGTCAACGACCTTCCTCCATGTTGCCTCAGCGGGATCACATTCCCACTTTCGGACTACTCCTGAGTGTACCCGACTCGACGCTTGTAGAAAAGTTTTCACTGACTTAAATATCTCCGGCATTTTATAGTCCACTTTCGATCCATCGATCAGCATGATATACGCCGGAACGTCCAGTCCGAAAAACACCAACATCAGATACAGGTCTCCGCGCACGTGCACGACCAGTGCAGATTGATTGCCTTTCTTTTTGTGCATTGCTGCCACAATTTCCATCGGGCAACTCATTCGCATTGTCGGCACCATCGGTACCGACAGAGTGCCTTTACCTTTGACCGTACGCGCAGTCACACGTAAGTGCATTTTCAGCGCGTCCGCCATCCAGTACGAATGTTCTTTTGGTAACAGTTGATTCATGTGATCGCCTTCCATTCGACTTTGTTTTTGTTTAGTTCAGTGGCACGAATCCGGCCCATCAAAACTCCGAGGTACGTCAGATCAAAATCAACCACCGCGAATTCTGTCCTGACCCCTTTACCCGTGTCCCCTTCCAGCCTAATGCCAGTAATCGCATTCGTTGCAGTCCAAACAATTTCCTCATTTTCGTCCAGACCGGGAAACGGATTACCGGTTGTTATCTGGTCGCCCTTTTCGAATTTCCTAAGTGCAGTTGCATCCATGTCAAATACCTTACGTCCCTTCGCCATTGATCACCCCAAGGTCAGGCATCGGAGTTTCAAATTCCAACCCTGTGCCCATCAGTACCGCGCCCAGTGCTCGCTTCGCAATCAGCTCTTCAATGCCATTGAAGTGCACCGACGTGTACCCTTTTTGTATGTAGTCTTCATTGAATCCTGCCGCGACCAGCGGGTCTTTATGTTTGCCAACCGGCCCCTCGACTCGGATACTCAAATTCGAATTGCTCACCCATCGGGCAGCGAACTTTAGTTTCCCGGCAATGCCAATGCAGTGATACGTACTGGAATCACTCGTGGCTTTAACCGGCTGATACATCGTTGTCGCCTGCGACAGTTTCACCTTATCCATTTTCAGCGCAACGTCTTTGTCCGTTGGAAATACTTCACTCACTTTCGGGCCGTGCACAATCTCATCTTTATCAGGGAACACGGTCACTTCATCGGACTGGTTGAACTGAGTGTCAACCAAATTTCCTAATTCAACCTGTCCCTTAATAAACGCAGTCCCCTCCATGCTCTCTTCGGCCTCAACGTCATCCAGCATTGCCGATGCCATGTGCTCTTTGAATACTTTGCCCTCGACAAATTCGCTTGAACTGATCGTGCCAATCTTGGGGCCGGTCTTCTCACCTTCCGCAGCCAACTGGTCAAGGTCTTTCCAGACTGCCGCTACTGACCCGGTTTTCTTCAGAGGCTTTTTCTTCAACTGTTTCAAGCAAATCGAAAGGGCACCGTTTATTTTCTTCGCCACTTCCTCTTGTGCAGCAACAGGCAAAATACCTTCCTTTGCCATTTTCAATATGCCGGATTTGATCGGCATATCTTTGACGATGCCATACTCGTGGTTACCGAACTCCAGCTTGGTGCCTGCGACATTAGCCTTACAGATAACGTCGTAATTTTTCAGTGACGATACCTGTTCAATAGACAACCCGAGACCGAACCATGCGTCCAGTTTCTCGGGGGTGTATTTGAAACTCAGTGCCATCAATTGCCTCCATGTCTGTATATAATCATTGTGCCTGATTGATGCACGTCTGTCAAACTCTCACTTGACATCAAGATCACCGAAAATACAGTGCTTCGCATTAACCGGATTGATCATTGCTTGCATCGCTTTGGTTGTTGTCCCAATCTTTTTTTTGCTGCCGAAAACCTTCGCGCCCTTGACTTCTTTACAGGCAAAATATTTCATTAAGAATTTGACCTGCGTCGTGGACTCGACCGCTTTCTTACAATAGTTTTTGCGTACATACGTGATCGCATCAGGCTCATCAGTCATCACCGCGACCAATGCACTGAGCACAATCCCGGTTCTGCCGTGGCCTCCAATGCAACCAATGTGCACCTTCTGACCGTCACGAATCTGATCGGCCAACCAAGCAATCAACTCTATAAATTCATCGGAGTCTTTCGGCACCGACATATCTTTGATTTCATAATGAATAGCATGACCGTGCGCCCACGGAAACCGCTGCTTATGCTGCTTCATGCCGTAATCAAGACCAACGTAAATGTCAGCGTCATTGTGGATTGGGTATGAGCACGATCCGCCAAACACGAACCGGGTTCCACCTTCTGACAAATTCAATTCCAATGGTGGGTGACTTTCATAACAGCGTTTGAATTCGCCCCACTTGGTTTTTGATTTCGATTTCTGTGACTCCCACGTGGACGCAGCAGTCGAATCCCAATCGGGAGTCGAACTAATCGCCACAACTTTTCCTGATTTTTTAGTAGTCACGTGCCTTCACCGCCTTTTTAATTTTCACTCCGGGCATCACTTCGAAATACAACTTCTCGTGTGCCGCCTTTTTCGCCGCCGCTGCATCCTTCGCCGCCGCAACTTTCTCCAGCACCGCTGCATTGGCAGCTTTGAATTTTGGATCGTTACCGAACTTTTGCATGTTCGCTGACTTATACTGATCGTATGTTTGAACCGCACCCAACGCTTCAACAACGTCCCAGTCAACCCAACTGTCGTACTCTGTTTTTAGCAATGTCTCCATCGAGAACAGATCGCCCGAATGCGTATTTTGCACGTGTGTGCAAAACGGTGACCCGGACTTAATGAGGTTTGGAATTTGCCCAGCTCTTTGGCAATCCAAAATCGTGTACAACTGGAATGCGTCATAGTGCGTGAACTGAAATCCTTTGTTAAAAATTGGCCCATTGTTATGCGCCAATGCGTAACCAATATCGAGCATCATTTCAACGCTGATTTTTCCGTTCACAGTATCGCGTATCGCTTCGGTGACACTGCCCCACGGCTTGCCGCCATAACTCGATGACCAGCTCAACGTGTTAAATACGTCAACCAAATAATCCAGATACGGTCCCAACTTCAGATCACCACTGTAATTAAACAGAGCCTTCTGAGCACCGGACTTCACTTTTTTCGTAAAGTCCGCACACTGCGAACCATGTTTTTGGATCAACTGGTCTTCTTGCACATTCGTCAAATGCCGTGACTCACGAGTTGTCGTGATCAGAATGTACTGGAACAATCGCGACCCAGCGGAATTCAAAACTTCGTGGAATCGTTCAACCAATGGCAGCTTACTGCCCAATGGTTCATCGGGATCGTGCGCAGCTTCAATCTCACCCATCGCGTGCTGCAACAGATAAAATTCAAGCGCCTCGCTCTCAGGGCTTTTCTGCCCTGCCGAGTTAAGGTTCGCTTTCGCAGTCTTCCCGGCAACCGATAAAGGTACCTGCGACAAATCACGCGCCATCGTACCGGGGCGCTCACTCTTGTGGTATGCAATTGTGTCGTAATCGTGAATCATCAAGCCTCCATGTCTTACCTTTAGTATGCCTGCGTGAACCGCGTTTGTCAAATCTACTTATACGATCTGACTATTTTCGCTAACCGTTTGACATCGAAATCTCGCACAAACTCTTCCTGTGCTTTTGTCTCGACAGCTTCCGGGCGATACATTGCACGGGCCTTACTAACGTAATCGACCGTTCGAAAATCCCACCATCGCCGGGTCGATTCGTGCGCCACCTTAATCAGCAGTGCCACAAATAATCCTGTCCTGCCTCTGCCCCAACCGCAGCCCACAAACGGAATCAAACCGCCCTTCATCAGCACAATCGTGCTCAGCAAAGCGCTCTCAACCAGCTTCGTATTAGGGATGCCGAAATCTTTGATCGGACAATCGACCATGTACTTTGCTTTCATTTCCGCAGCCAACTTAATGCCGGGACTATCCTTCGGCTTCTCACTGTACGGCCCAGCCATAACCGGGGACACACCCCACGGAAATAGAATACCAAACGCTATTGTCTCAACCGCTGGGTGTCCAATTGATTGGACGCCTGCAAAATCGAACACGTCATCGTCTTCGATTTGGTATTCGATATCCACGTTATAGTTTTTCTTTTCTGACACTGCGCTACCTCCGTGCTTTGTGTCTGTTATTCGTATTTCCATTTTGCCTGCGTGACGCACGTTTGTCAACGCCGCTACAATCGGGGCATGGCCACTCACGCCTGTGTGAATTCTCGCACTCCGAAAGTTCGCAGTGCCCGTTGCAACTTACGCAAGCCTCATACACGACAAATTTCCGCGTATCGTCACAGCTCACACAATCCGGCTCATAAAAACTCAGGGACTCAAGCCTATTACGGTTCACCGTCAACAGCAGGTCGCCATAGCGACGATTGCCCTCTGGGTGGGTGATGGGAGCGCTTAAATACACGGCCTCCCTGAGCCACGTCAGAGCGTCTGAGCCATCCTGCAAATCCATGTCTCGGACCCAGCCCAACAAACTCAACGGGATACTAATCCCCTGATTTTGCTGCTTTCTTTTTCCGATATACAACGCCACGATCTACTTTTATCCTCCGTGGTGCTTCGACAACCACCTTGACTCCATGCCGTTTAATATCTGCACCTGTTCCGGCACTCACCCTGACCTGCGGCAAAATTTCCGACGCACGTCGATCAGTAACTTCATGCACCGTATGCAGGGCTGGCTGAAAAACTTTCAGATGGAAATTAAATTCGTGCCGAATATCGTGCAAAACCACGCGCACGTCGTCAACATAAAAATCGTTGTACGGTTCATCGGGGTAAAGTTCCAATACCAATCCCATCGTCTTCCTCCGTGTTCACGCTGATACTCAGCGCTGTTAATGCTCGCCGGGTTACTCTCCATATGGAGCCACCCTTTGTACCGGGCCGAGCCTCTACCCGTTCGATCAAACCTTTGTGCATCAATACGATCAACTGACTACTCACGTCCGACGTATTCTGGCCACTCACCCCGCACAAGTCCCGAGTCGTTACAGTCTTCGGGTACAACGATGCGACATGCCCTAAGCACTTTTTGAGTTTCGTACCCTGTTCAGGCATTCGAAACTCTTCCTTTTTCTGAGTGTGTATGCGGAAACCACCATCAGTAGTTTTCGCATAAACATAACGATGCAGTCCGCAAATGCAACGCTGAATAATATCCATGTCCGTGATTTCGTACCAAGCATTGCCATGACATTTCGGGCACTCATCCCGTTCGTTCATCACTCGCGGTTGCTTTCGTACGATCCGTACAGCCATATACCCTCACTTGAACACGTCAAATACCAAGCGATTTTTGGATACAGCCTTTGGCTTTACCCGCACCGGAGTACCGGCTTTCTCCATCATTTCGAACAGCTTAGTCGCGACGTGCTCGCCTCCGATTTCTTTGGCGAACCCTTCATCAATCTCGACTATACCATCGCTTTCAAGTAATTCCTCAATTGTTTCAACACGTGACACCACCTTCCAACCCGCATCACGTAATTTGTTGACCTGATCTGGCGTCGAAAAACTAGACGGAACTATGATCACTTTTTCTTTCAGTTTCTGCCAATTCAAATTCATCAACGCCTTTATTCGATCATGCGTTTCCGCTTCATTGACCGAATTGTTAGGTGGCCCAACCAGATTCCAAAGCATCTTGTCGGCATCCAACCTGTTCTCTCCGGGCAACGTCAAATCAATGTAGCACTCAACAATATCGGTGTCGGCTTCCGCCTTCATCAGAAATTGTGTGAACTGTCCAAGGTCTGATCCCCCGGTCGCAATGTATCGATTGTCCAGCACCTTGCTATCGTGCGACGTCTTGACCATAACCTTATCGGTCGCATCAATCGCCCAACCTAAAACAGTTTTCGCGTAATCGTCAACGTCGCCTTTCGTAAGCACCAACGGTTGTAACCAGACTTTACCGCTGGCACCGTCAATCGTAATCTTTGGCCAACCAGATATCTCCGGCAAGTCTATGCAACCAACAACACAATGTTTTTCAAGTGATCGCCCGACAACCGCTGCATGACTGGTCGCTCCCCCGGTTCGTGTCAGGATGCCGACACTCGCTGCCATGCCCCCAAAATCTTCTGGCGTCGTTTCATCCGTGACCAGTATCACCGGCTTATCCGCACCGAGCATCTTAGCTTCCTCAGCACTGGTAACAACGCTACCAACAACCAGACCACCACCAGCGGCGATACCCTGATAATCCGGCTCAGGAACTTCGCCCTTGATCCGAACTTTTTTCATTGCCATGTACTGCTTGGCGCTAACTCGACTGACCGCTTCCTCTTTGGAAATCAATCCGCCCTTCGCCATGTCATGTGCAATTCTGAATGCTGCCTTGCCGCTTCGCTTGCCAACTCTGCACTGGAGCATCCAAAGTTTACCGTCTTCAACAGTGAACTCGATATCCATCATTTCTTTGTAATGCTTCTCAAGCGTCATGGCGATATCATCCAGTTCTTTCGCAATGTCCGCATTCCAAACAGCCATGCCCGTTAAATCGAGCGGAGTAGTAGTGCCAGCAACAACGTCTTCGCCCTGAGCGTTCACAAGGAACTCACCCATCATTGCGTTTTTGCCTGTTGCTGGGTCGCGAGTAAACGCAACACCGGAACATGACTCATCGTTCATGTTGCCATACACCATCATTTGAATGTTGACCGCAGTACCCAAGTCATTATCCATGTCGTGCAACTCCCGGTATTCTTTCGCTCGCTTGCTGTCCCACGAGTTGAACACCGCAGTAATCGATCCGATCAACTGATCACGCAAGGTGTCGGGAAAGTCGGTGCCAAATCGTTTCGCGTAATGCGTCTCAAACTTAATAACCGCTTTGGTCAAATGCTTGACACTCTTCACCGTCTCCGCATCGGAACTCGGTGACGATTTCAAATTATATTTGTAGCCCTTGATGAAATCCCACAACTGACCGAACCCATGCAAGCCCTTAACCGTTGTGGCGTACTGAGAAATCTGACGACGTCTGCAATCAAGCGCTGAGCATTCGCCCAGTCGCGATTTCCAGTCATCAAGATTGTCGGACGTCAGCCCGATATTCAACAGGGTATCCATCATACCCGGCATCGAAAACTTACCGCCAGATCGCACAGAAAACAGCGGCTCATAGCCAACCGTCTTCGTGATTTTTTCCAGCGCCGGAAGCACATACTTATCAACTAACATTTCGACATACTTATTTTTTTCAAAGTTGCCGGTCATGTCGTTTCGATATGAATTACATGCCAGTGTCGGAATCGTGATCCCGTAAGGTACAGGCATACCCAGCTTGGCCATTTCAGCAAGGTTCGCGCCCTTGCCACCAAGCAGGTCTGACATTGAAGCATCGCCTTCGGTGAAACCATTCACCGAACCGAATTGATAAATTACTTGACCTTCTGCCATTTATGCCTCCCTGTCTTTGGTACCCTCATTGTCTCAAACGTGGGTACGTTTGTCAAATTCTATTGATCGTCGCACCCAGCCCCTCGGCTACCTCGACCAGTGTAGAAATTTCCAACTCACTGAAACCATCAATCTCAACATGCACCTGACTGTCTTCAGTCCACCAAATGTATTTGTCGAGTACAGCTTCCTCAATGAACAGCGCCTCATTCGTGTTACTCGGAAAGAAGATATTCAGTTGCATACCCAGCGTACCCCGCAAAGTTATCCAACGTCACGATGTCCAGTTTGAAATGCGTGTCCGTCTTATTCAAAACCTCGCGCCATTTTGTTGTGCGAAGTATATTCAATCGTTTCGTCGGTGCCGGAATTTCATACGGCGTCGTGCCTTGGATACCGTAGCGCAAAACATCGTACGCCTCAACCGATCCTTCGCCCTGCTCAAGCGCAATGAACACCGTCCGATAGTGCGGAAATACTCGGATGATTGACGTCCAGTCTCCGGCCCTCTCGCTGAAACCCACAGCTGCCTGATATGTCGAGTGCAAGTAGTTGAATGCGTCCCGCAATTTTACTTCGTGCCGACTACTCACGTTCATATGTTTTCGAATCGCTTCCTGAGTGGTCGTATCGATCACCATTGCGTTCACAACTTCACGGATTTTCTCGCGGTTAAATTGCACCAGCTGATCGTGATAATAAATCAGCCCGTTCCACGTGCTCGCGGAATTCGGTGCTTTCAATGCTTGGGTCAAATCGTATTTCAATCTAGCCTCCGTGACTATTACTCTACTATTGCATAGTGAAACCGCTTTGTCAAATAGACTTTATGCTCATTTGAATCCAGCGCCATCCACAGCTTGTAATCCCTATCGAAATATCGGTGCACTGCTTGCAACAACTCAGTGTCGTAAAAATCAGGCCAGTGATAATAACCATGCTGCGGTTTGTAAGGCATTTTCATCGACACCCCGAGCCAGTCCGACAAAGCCCCTTTCGCCAACCACTGCATACGCTCAAGCTGCCCGACCCATATCAGACCATCGGCACCACTCAAATGCCCAGCAAGTTCGTTCGTCTGTGGCCGGATATGAGCATTAAAGCTGTCAGGGTCTTGGGCCAATACCCACCGGCACCACTCTGGGAAATCGACGTGCGGCCCAAACTTCGATATACCGTCGAGAGTAGATGTCTCAATCTTTGGCCTAACAAGATGATTCCAACACGACACCAACCTGTGTGCTGGGTTACGGACCACGGTCACATAACGATGTTCAGGAAACTGGTGTGGCCCCCAATGCTTTCCTGCGAACGCCTTTCGAATATTCGATGACCCGCACTTCATCAATCCAATAGCTGTGACTGCTCCGCATTCTATGGGGACTGACACTTCACACGCTGCACTCTTCGACTGGATTGCCGGATTCTATGCAGCGCAAATACCTGAGTCGCTTCTGTAAATCAGCCCGGTATTCAATCAACACTTCCAGCTCTAAGTCTTGATCGGCATTACGTTCTGACAAATTATTCAGATACCTAATCTGCAAATTCAACCGGCTCAAATCAATTTCAGCATCTGCAATTTCCCGGTGTCGCCGCTCGTCAACAAGGTCTTCGCCGTATTCCTTGAGCACCTGTAATTGCGCCTCTTGCGTTTCAGACGCCTCGGCCTCAGTGACAACCCACTCGTCAACCGCTTCCCACATTCCAGCGATTGCAAAGTACGCAGCAATAATCGCCGCCGCTCCAGTCGATACCGACGTCAGCCATTTCCATGTTTCACTGAGACTGCCCCAGTGCTGCTTAACTGATTTCATCGTGCCCCCGTCCAATCAATTGGACTCGACTACTCAATCGTAACGGATAAATCTGCCACGGCTTCAGGAGCTGACAAAATCTGCTCCGACGTTACTTCAGCAGTATCCGAGCGCCGAGCCTCGGTATCCACAACAACAGCCCGAAAGATATACGTGCCCGGTGCTAGATCAGCCACCACATGCTCAACATCAGGCGGAGGTACCTGAGCCAGACCAGAAAAATTCTCGCCGCCATCAGCACTCATGCTGATTTCAAGATGCTCAATTTGTGCCTCGGGTAATGCCTCGCCGAGAACTCGTTTTGTTGGCCATGTCCACGCTAATCTTGCTGTGCTCATTGCTCTATCTCCACTGTAAAGTTCGTGACCGGCATTGGAGTCTTATCCCGCGAATGTGGCGGACGATTCCGTTGCCTGACTACCTGTTCGCGAATCCAGTCGCGTACTCTTTTCAAGAATCCCTTCAGTCGATTGATCAGTGACATACTGCCACAACCATCACGGGTTCTGTGTTTCCCGTGATCGTAACGTCAGCCACAGGAACGCTGTAGCCGGTGAATGGAAGAAAATTAAACAGCCCTTTCACCATACTGTTTTCGTCGCACTCCGTGCCAACCGGTACCGTGCCAATAATAAACGCCACGAAGTTACCGCCTGATTGCGCCACTGTGTAAGCCTTATCATCCGACACTTCCAGCGGACCAATTACTTGAAACGCATCATTAGAAAATACCGATTCGACACCCTCGGTGTTATACGCCGTTGACACGTAGCGATACTCACCCGGAGGCAACCAGTCACCCGTCCACGATGTAACCGTTGGGTCTTCGGTGTCGTGCACCTGACGAAAAATACGCACCCCTGCAAGATTCTCCAGCGGAGTACCGTCTTCATTTTCAATCGGCAGCGTCCAACTTATCGTCGGTGGATTATTCGTGCCCGGAGGCACAGTAGGATTTTCACAAGCAGGGTCAATGCCCTGATCCCAGCTCCCCGTATTATCTAACGGCACGTTCGCATTGATAGTGCCAACAACATCAACTGAACAGCCATTGTATGACTGAGACAAATCATAAGTTCGCAGCTTGAAGGTGCCATTAGAAGGCTGGCTTCCATCAACCTGTGCGCCGTACACTCCGTTGACTATGTCCGGGTCAGGGAAAACAGTTGTCGGGGTTGTCTGCCAATCGTGAATCCTGACCACGCCATCAACGAGTACAGCGTAACCTGACTGGTCCCACGTGATTACAATTTTAACTTCGACGCCGTTCGCTGGCAGACCCCACCGTGTTCTGTATAACCTGCGTTCGTCAGCGTCGTTGTACCACTCGCCGTGTATGCCATCGTCCCAAACCCAAACACCCAAATGATTCGGTATGTCCAGTATTCTCAGGGAGTCACCCGTGGTATGCAGCTGCCCCGGCGTAAAATCAATCTCAAGCCTACCGACTGACTGCCCGAACGTTTCAAGGTCCGATGCGGATAACGCGACAACGCCATCGCCTTCATTCCACACGCGCTCAAAATAAGGTAGCAATTCCTCTTGTGCTTGTGCCCCAAACGCTAGGCCGCACAGCGCAACAATGACCCAGTATCTATTCATCATTATCCCCGAATCTTGATTGTACCTCTTCGCTTTCTACGCTGACTTTCGCGTAGCTCTCTGCCGAACTGTGGAAGGATATTTCCGTGACCTTTGGTTTTGTTACCGTAACCGGGGCCACACCCTTGTTGAAAGCCACGACTATCGCGTCCTCGATTGCCGCCTTGCTCAACTTCAGCAGCACTCCGCCCTTCATGTGCAGCGTCATCACGTGTTCTGCTTGAATGCTGTGGAACGAGACTTCCTCGATCTGAGACACCGGATTCCACCCTTCCTCCAGTGCGTTTTCGATCATTGATGTTACTTCTTTTTTTGAAAATGGAATTTTCATTAAGACCCCTGCTCTCCAAATCAGCAACCATCAGCTGCTTCAACTCTTTCCACTGATCCTCAGACCTGCACCCCGGCCTCGATGGATGCCACTTCGCTGCTACAAAATCCGCATCAACATCTGGCTTCGGCGACTCAACCGCTTGAAAATATCGTAAACAATACGACCGTATAAGCCCATACGTTCGATGGCCTTCACGCGCTTCCGCAACCCGCTGTTGCATTCGCTCTTGCAAATCTCTCGGACAATGCCTGCCATTTACTCGGTCGTCATTACCGGAGTTAGTGTCATCTGGCATCCCGCCCTTTACGACCTGTCGTCAACAGGTTATTGGATCAACGTCAAACTCTCCACTCTGGGGCGCTGAGCAATCTTCTCTTGGCGGTCCCGTTCCTGTCTTGCAATAGAACGTGACTTCATCTGGCGGCTCACCGCAAATGTAAGCGTCGGCTTCCTGCTTGGCACATCCCGATAGGGCACTCAGCGAAATTACAATCAGTAAGTACTTGAACATAACCCCCTCCTGTGCAGACCACCTTAATCGAACCACGTTTCCCACTCAACCTTGTGGTAAATATCGTACAGGCTCGCACCCATCCGACGCATGTAAATTTTAGCGGCACACTTGCGACCCATATCTTCGAACCGAAAAAATTGGTGGTGCCCGTTGCCCCAGTAAAATTCGTCTTTGTGATATCTACCAACAGCTATGACGTCGCCCGGTGTGACCATTGGGGACGGTGGCATAAGCGTCTGTCCGTTTTTGCCGGTGACTGTAAACTGGTACGGATCGATATTGACCTGCACGTAAACAATCGTGTTGTCGAGTGGACCCCCAACCAACATTCGATGCACATGCTCCCAGCTCATGCAGTCTTCGCGAGGTACTGATCCATGTGAGCAGTGCTGCAAAACAGCACCCCAGCCTGCCTACGATGCTCTGTAATGAACTGACCACAGCACCGGCACCTGTCGTTACGGATCGGTGTCACGTTGCTTGGAAGCGCTTTCAGGCCCTCTGGTGCGTCGTGACCGTCTTCCTCTGCGGCCTTGCAAACCAGCCAATTGATGAACAGCTCAATCGGGATATTCAGAATGTCACCTTCCTTGGCCCCCAGCTTGCCGACGTCAGCGATAAACGCCTCCAACAGATCACTGGCAGTCAGGTACTTATTCAGGATTCTCGGATCGAGTCTCGGATTCTGTGGCGGTGGTGAACTACCGAAGCCAGCATTGCCACCACTGGTTCCGCCGTATATCGTAATGCCAGTATTCGTGGTCGTCTGCGGAGTGCCTGTAGAAATCAAAAATGTATTGTCATCAAGCTGACTCACCGCAGCTGTCTGCCCGGTGTCGTTTCCAATCGACAGCATATGCTGCGTCGCTGTCGCCATCGTCGCATTCGTGCCTGCGTGTATAAACGCTGCCATGTCAGGTTGCTCCATCCATTGAAATCTTTTTGTTTGGCCATTCGGCACATTCATACAAAACCGGGGCTTCGGCGGCGGCGGTTGCGGACGTTGCGGGGCATTGCATGAATAGCAATTGGTCACGTATATTTATCCAGAAACCGCTCGCGAATATGCTGGTGTGCCGACGTCGTTTTTATGTTCTCAGTCTCAGCAGACCACATCGTTTCAGTCGGGGCGTCAATCCATTCGGTTTCCCCCTTACGATCTGTATGCGACCAACGGTCCCCGGTCATCACTCCATCCTTCACAACTCGGAAATGAATATGCCCACAGTGCGGACAAATAATCCTGTGGTTACCGTTCACATCGAAATTGATTTTCGCAACGATTACCTTGTGGCACTCGCTGCATTTTTCCTCCGTACGAACAATGCCTTTCCCCTTCAGGTTAAAACCGTCTAACTCTAGCTCACCGTCTTTCATGTCCAGAACACCCAATACGTTACGGCCCAAAATACGATACCAACTGCAAAACCTACCAAGCAACCACTACCGGGCGGAAATTTATCGTCATCAAAATCGTCATACATCGGCAAACTCCATTACTGCGATGTGCGTTCCTTCTGGGTCAACCACTTCCGTCTTATGAATCTGGAACAATCCTCCGAGCGTCCAGTCACAGCCGCGCCCCTCCACGTAGCGACCGATGCACGAGAAGAAAAACTTATCCCTCCCATTCTCAACTCGGTTATCAACAAACTCACGAAATGTCTGAACCTCTTCACACACCGGGCACTGAAATTTCCAGTGGTGCATGTCTTCGCCGAATTTCTCCGTACCCTCGGCCTGCCACTCGGCAAAGCTAATCGTTCGCCGCTCGACCTTGCTGGGTTTTGCCTTTCCGTTCCCTGTCATTGAATACCGCCTCGTAAAAAATCATGGCCACTGCCCCGACTGACAACAGCCCCAACAAAATTGCGACCACGATCCAGATCAGAAATCTGCCAGTGTGACGACCATCATCTTCAGCTCGCGAATACGAACCGGCTCCAGATACTCGGTACGGTCTTTGACCTCTTTATCCACAACCTCCGCACGATACGCATTGTGTTTCGTAATCAATTCCTTGATTTCGATTTCAAAAAACAATTCCTGATCATCCTGATCCGTCAGAATCTCTTTGCTGTCGTAAAGCAAACTCTGCTCAATGTCGATCCGGTCATCGGGATCAACCACAAACACACGCACTAATCTCTTGCCACTCATACCCTCTTCCTCAAAGTCATCGTCAACAGCCTGTTTCAAATGCTGATCAACTTTCTGAAAAATATCCGCGCCCACCGGGGCCGGATTATTAAATTGCAGTCGCCTGACATGCCCTTCCGGGTCTGCGGTCTGCGCCGTTGTCGTTACGTACGCCGTGTGAGAACTAATCTCTGGCATTTCTTGGTTCATGATGCGTCTTGCTCCCTGTAGCACTCACCCGGTTCACAGTCATAACTGCACTTCTGCCCATCGTGTGCACAATGCGTCTGTCGATATCGTGTTACTTTTTCAGCCGGAGTCTTCGCCAACACTTGCTTGAGCTGTTTGCTAATAGCCTCGAAATCCATGTCTGCCCCAGCCGGTTGCTGTAAAAACCCCATCACAAATTTCTGAATATCGGTCATGTCTTTTGCCTTACTAAGTTGCTCTACTGTCGAAGCAAAATCCCGACCAGCCATCTGTGCGCCAAGAGCATCCATAAACATAGGCAAAAATTCCCCAATAGAACCGGCGTCAACCGGCACTAACTCACCGTCTGTGGTTTTACGCATAAGCCGTGGCTGATTCTTTCGGAAGGTCTCGACCTGAGCCTTGAACATATCGCGTTCTTTTTTCAACCGTGCAATCACCGCGTCCAGCTCTCTGGTCTGATCCTTTAACAATGCGTTTTCCTGAATCGTTCCGGCAGGATCAGCATTCGTTTCCAGATCGTGAATGTACTGCCGCACCCGTTCCGGCAACGCATTGATTTCATCAGGTGTCATGTCGTCTTATTTCCCCAATTCGCTAATAGCTCGCTTCATCTTGTCGAGAATCATACGCCCAACAGTGCCAGCTTTCGCGATTGGTTCGACGCGCTCAAATGGGCGTCTGTGCATACTACGATGTTTAGCAACCTTCTCAGCCGCCGACATGATGTGCTCTGCGGATGCGTGTCTGGCACCGTCTCTGGCACCAACAGCGATCACTGCATCCCACGGGAACGGCGTCTTGTCATGCCACACCCACGGCGTTTGGAAATCATCGTCTTTAACCCCGTGGAAACTGAAGGCTTTTTTGAAACCCAGTTCACGCATGGTGTCACGATATTCAAAAACCGTTTCACCCGACAAATCGAAAACGGAATATACAACTCGACCATCTTCGGTTGATTCCACAAAAAGCATTGAACCGTCTTCATGCTCGGCCCAACAACCCATCGCCAGCTCATCGTTATTTTTTGATTTGCCCGACTTGTCTTTAAGTCCCGGTACGTCTCGTGTTGACACAGCTTCCTCCGTGATTTTATTTGGTCAGACACCATAGCCTGACTGTTCTAATTTGTCAAATGCCACGGCGAAACGTACCCATACTATCCAATTGATTGGACGGATGCGGTTCCCCGAATCCCTTACACGCTCCACACCTGTGCCGCTCTTTGTATCGGCCTGCACGAATATTGAAGACGTCTTCGGCCCCACGTTGTTTCGGGTTCGCCATGCCTGAGCCTTTGCAATATTGACAAACGACTACGTCACCTGTTGTCGTGTACGTTGTCATCGTGCATCGTCATTTCGAAATCTTTTTTCACCACGCCCAGCTTACGGTCACCACGCCAATGTGGCTTCACCCAAATGACTTTACCTGACTGTAAATGCCGTGGGAATCCTCGTACTTGGTGCAATCGTTTTCTCGGTTGCTCGGCGTGATACCCAACCTGTTGCGGAGCTGGCAAATCAATCTCCAACTCACAAACAAAATGTTCGAACATCGGGCGCTCCCATCTTTTCTTTTTATGCAGCGGCTTAGTTCGCATCCCGACCTTGTGCGCTATACCGTGCTGACGCCGCCTGAGCATCCCTGCAAGTCCGAAACTCGCCAGCCAGTTCACTATGCACACCCTGACCAATTCGATCACGTTAGCGCCCTTCTGCGTGACCTCGACATTCGATGCCATCGCATTCAAAAATGTGGTCTCGGATAACAGCGCCCCTTTGTTGAAATGAATCTCAACCGGGCACATGCTCAGCCGTTCGTTCGCCCTGATTTTTCCGTTTTCCATTTCGACGCCGACCGGCCTGTAAAAACACATCGATACCGATATGAATTTCTCGCCTTCCTCGACGCCAAGTTCCGGGTACGCCTTCAACTTATCGGGTGACCTCGGGTCATCGTCTTCTGCCGTGGTCTCCATCAGGCTGATCACAACGTCATCATCGCCTAACCCAGTCAGCACCAACGTGCACCACTCGTATGGCAAATGCAGCGGTCGCGTATTCAACAGATAGTTGATTTCATCGTCATACTGAATTTGCATTTCACGAATGGTGTCTATGTCCAATGAGAACTTCACCGAGCTGCGTACCACTGTTGCCAGCCACGCATCCACCACCGCCATTTCTCGGATCGTTGTATTCGCATCCCCGGTCTGTTTGAACAACGTGTTGTTGAACAAATAGTGCGGTGGCTTCGGCATGTACTTTTCAGTCGTGATCAATTTCTCGACACGCTCCAAGTGCATCAGCCACTCGTAAAATGCCGGGGGTAAATACCCCGGCTTAGCTCGCTTCCGCTTCAACGATTGCCCCCTGTTTCAGAAATCCTGCGATCAACGTAGTCGATTGAGTATCGCTGTACCCGAAGTTTCTCAACTCCTGCACCCAGCCTCGACGTGTCGCCTCGGAAGCATTACCGAGCAACAACTTCTCAATAGCCTTGCCTCGCATACTGCCCACCTGAAACCTTGGTGCTACCTCGGGGACCAATACCAACATCGCATTCTGGTCACGCCGTGGTGGCGCGAGTTTCCTCTTTTTCTTGGCCTTCGGTTTAGCGAGCGGTGAATCACTCTCACCGTATTCCATAATCGCTGCACCCGATGCGAGTGCGAATTGGACTATCTCAGTCCCGACCTTTATGTCCTGCGCGAGCAGGGTGATTTTCGTAGCCATAATTACCTCCTGATTTCATGGCATTAAAATTCGTACTCTCCCTCCGATACGCTTCGCGTACCTGACTGATGCCCACGTGCCCGACCGCTGAATTTCTTTCGGCTGAGCTGGGGCAGCAATTAAAAAATCTGACTCTTTTACAATCATGTGATTGCGATCCAAATATGGCAACGGCGAACGTACCTGCTTTACCGGCAACTCCAACAGCATGTCCGCCATCAATCGTTTGTCTGTCGGCGGATGCGCGATTATTCGATGTATGCCTAACAACCATTTCGCGAAGTCATGAAACTCACGGTCTGCACCAACACAACAACCGTGGTGCACTTCCTCAATGCCCTCATGCTCGTGAAATGACAGCATCGTCTTAATAAGCCCAACCTTCTGCCGATCAGACAAGCCATCGCGAGTACCGGTAAAGCCTAAGATCATTCGCCTTTCCTCACTTCGAATAACCAGTTGAGCCTATCAGACCAGAACATCAAACGCTTCTGTCGTTCCAGTACCGCTCGCGGATTTTCCCGGCGTCTCTTGCGCCAGTAATACCGTGACGAACTGCATCGGCTACATAGCCCACGCATCTGATTTCCTTTTGGATACTCACCGTCCAGTGGAACAATAAGCCGCCCACACTTAGGGGTATCGCAAAGATTTTTTCTTCGTGCCATCGTCTAGCCTCCTTGTCGAAACTGGTCGTGACACCTTAATGTGTTTGGTCTGGTTTGTCAAATGGAGGATCGATCATTTCCAGAGCGATCTTGTACTTCGCAGCCAGCTTCGGTGGCGGAGCATTCCCAAGGTTCACCATCAGATCGGCGCTCTTCACGAACACGGCCAAATCGTTTTTCCTGACCCTGTCTATATATTCGAAATACGTCTCGTCTTCCCTTTTGGTAATCGCGTCAACTGCCTCAACGATCACATCGTCAAAGAACAATCTCAGGCCATCAAGGGTGACTTCCGTATCCTCAACCACATCATGCAAATAGGCCACAGTCACTTGTGCGTCCGTTGCCCCGGTAGCCTTAACCAGCGTAGCAACCTCTTCGACATGCCTCTCAAAATAAGGCTTGCCCTTATAAAGTTTCCCGGTCCCATCATGCGCCAGCTTGGCAATAAATGCCGCTTTCAATTTCATTGTTACCTCTCTTCGTTGCCGAACGTCTCCATCCAGTACAACACAACTTCCTTGGCTTCCGCCTTGTCAACGTCGAACTCGCTCTCGACGTACGCGCCAGCACCAAACATATTCGTGGCACCGGACTCCCTCAGTCCATCCAGATAAACCAATCGTTCATCGGTCACACTCTCTGGTCTCGTCATTTTTCTGCCTCCATGTCTTCTGATTAAACGTACACCGGCATCTTCGCAACGGTGCACACCACAACAGGCTTCAGCTTGTACAGGAATTCTTTCCCGCACTCTTCGCAGTCCACCTTGCCTTCACCCTTCAGTCCCGCACCATCTTCGTTTTTGTACGGGGACTCATTCGCCATTGCCGAAAACGGGGCATACGATATTTCCATTCCGTCTCCAGTGTGGTCGCAGTACGGGCATGTCATCGTAACTTCATTTTTCCCAGTCATACCTGCCTCCATGTCTAACTCAAAACTGCAACTCGGTTAACCATTGTTTCGTTAACCCCCTTGTAATCTCCGTGCTTTTTGACAGTGGCCTTGAACCGGATTTCGTCACCGGCTTTCGGCTCCCACTTGTATCCAGAATAAAACGTGGCAAGTCTGTGCCCGCCTGAATCAATCATCTTGACCAACGTGCTGCCACCGTAATCGCTATCGATCAACATGGTGGAAACAATCGTGGCTTCGAACTCATAACGCTTTTTCAATTCCCCGAAGTGATCATCAACTGAAACCAGCACCGCTCCGTGGTTTTCCAAGAAAGTATTCAACGCCAGATTTCGTAATTCGTCGGACGGAAAGGTGAAGTTCTCACGAGTTGCCATCCACTCCAGATAGCCCCGGTCAAACTTGTTAACCTCGACCCATGTCTTGCCAGCATACTTGCCGCCACCAAAAGTACCCAGCGGGTACCGGGTCAAATTGATCATCGTCCAGTAATCGTTATTCTCCGTGCGTTCGTTGGACTCGATTGCCAGCGCGTATGTGCGTTCCGCCATTTCCTCAGCGCTCGCTCGCGTCAGCTTTCTCATTTCCTCTTCCATGCCTTCGCGCTCGGTGATCATCGGAATGCCCATCGCCTTGCCAGCTTCGTTGGCTTTTTCCCACGCCAGATCAGCTGTGTTCGCGAGGTTCCTGTGATGAAAAGACCGAACGGTCTTGTCCATGTATCCGCCTGCACCGCCAACCCAGCGTTCGTGCAGGTAGGTTTCACGCAGGGTCCAGAACCCAAACGTGGCACCGATGCCTATGAATAGCACCGGAGAAAAAGAATTTGCAGAGCCGTTTTTCATACTGCCTCCATGTCAATCTACACCCCAATTATCGCACAATGGGTACGTATTGTCCAATGATTTGTCCAATCAATTGGACAGTAAAATCGACCCTCGCTCCCCGCCGTACCGCTCTAGGTTTCGGGCTATGCTTCTCAGGTCGATCCATCCGGGCAAGTAGTCCATTACGGGGGTCGCCCGGTTCGTGCTATGTCTCTTCGTAACCGTCAAACCAGTCACCACGCTCGTTGGTAATCCGCACTCGGTCTGCTCTGGTGCAGGTATTGGAGCTGGTCTCTGGGTCACTACAATGGGCCTGCGCCTCTTCCAGCGTTAGCCCGGACTTGATCGTCCGGTTGAAATGCCGCGACTCTTCGCGAGCGTACATTCTTATGACTTTGTACATTACGCTGCCGCCTTGGTTTCGGCCATCACTTCCTTCAGGCTTCCGCCGCTGTAATACAAATCCCGCTCGATGCCTAACCCAAGCGGCCCCTTGTATGCCTCAAGTTCTGAGAGCAAAACGTAACCCAGCTCAGCACACACCGGATCGCCAAGATTGGCGAAACCAAACATATGCCAGTCAGCAGGATTCTCGGTTTCGTAATCCGGCTCACCATTCACTGTTGCCAGCGGGGTGGCCCGTGTCACGTACCAAGTCGCAGCACCAACCGGATTGAAATACTTGACTGCTATCTCATCGGTCGTGTTGCCATCCTCCGACTCAAGAAACGCCAGATCAGCTACCTTCAGCTTTTTGGCAATTGCCTTAGTCATTAGCTTCATGCTTCCTCCTACAGATAATTTTCGTCGCCATCAAATTTGATGTGGACAGCCCCGGCGTTGGGCATCCCATAATCATCGACCGGCTCAAAGCCTTCATAATCTCCGTACAGCCAGCCGTGATAATAGGCATTGTCATCGTCATCGTAGAGCGTGAAGCCCTTCGGATTGGCGCTGACATTTTCGTCCAGATCACGTGGACCCTCGACACCAACAGCAGAATATTTGTTGCCACCGTCAAGGTAGTCTTTATCGATTTTCCATCGATAGGTAGCGGTCATTACGCTGCCACCGGGAACGGCCCAGCCGCCTCATCCAGATCAACTACCGCAGTCAACTCCAGCACGTTGTCTCGTGCATAACGTGCCGCAACTGCGTTAGCTCGCGCACTGCCGAATGCTTCAAACTCAACCACTGGGCGCGGCGTCTCTGGCGCAACAGGCGTAACGTATTCGTAAAACGCTGTGTATTTGCTCATGATTACCTCCCCTAAAAAACGAACGTGTTTGTGACAGCCGATGCGATTGCTAAAACCGCAACCGTAAGCGGGAGCGCGGCCATCGTTAGCGCTATCACCGCCAGCTTAAATCTCAGTAGAAATGAAATACTCATACTTGCCTCCATGTCTAACTAACGAAAAATGCAATAACCGGTATCACGGCTATCGTCGCCGCAACAAATCCAACAATCATCGCGACCTCAAAATTGGACACCGCGAACTCAACGCCCTCAGCCGCAGCAGCAGCATTAACAGCGTCATTCGCCAACCAGTATTCATAAGGATTATTCATTTTGCCTCC